TTAGAAGATACTACAAATGTTGCTGCTGCAACTAATTATTATCCTTCAGCTTTAGGTATGCCTATAGATACAGCAAAAGCAAGTCTAGGAGTATCATTTAAAATGATTGATGCAGATGGAACTATGACTTTATCTATTGAAGGTACACGTGATGAAGATTTAACTAATGCTGATTGGAATGATATTTCATTATCTTTTATTGATGATAAAACTGGGATAAATGTTATACTTGCTGCTTTAACTGTTACTAATGGAACATTACAAGGTGAACTTACAAAAACATTATGTAATTATAGTGCAATTAGATTTAAAATGGTTAATAACGGTGCTACTAATACATTCATTTTAAAAGCAAGAATTAATTAATTATGGAAGATAATACTAAAGTAAAAGTTAAAATTGCGATAGCAAATTTACTTACAACTAAAGTTGATGAAATAACAATCATAAATGAAATTGAGAACGGATTTATATTTGGTACTTATGATAATAATGTACATTTATTAAAATCTGATATTAAAATTGCATATGATGAAGTTTATTCTGAATTAAATCCTATTATTGTTGAAGAACAATCACTAGAACAATCTGAATAATGAAAGAATCTATTTATAGTAACGATAGTAGTTGTATACTCAGAGAAACCTTTGATAGTGAAGCAGGAGTACGTTCTAGAGGAGGTATTCCTAGTAATGTAACTTTTGATAAAGGTGTATGTATATTTCCTAATAGTGGTACTCCTTATGTTAGTTATCCAAATTTAAGTATATCTGGAGCGGTAACTATAAGACTTAAATTTTATTTTGATGGTGTTACTGCAACTAATAGATATTTATTTGATGGCAGACTTACTCAAACGATAGGAAATGGTATTATTTATATTAATGCAAGTAATACACTATCATTTTCAGGATTTGGAATTTCTTATGTAAATGGAGTTAATACAACTACTGTTCAAATTGGTTGGAATGAAATTGTGTTAGCAACAACTTCAGTATCTATTAAAAAAGTAGTAGTTGGTTCGGGATGGGGATTAATTACACCAAGTTCTAATGGTTTCAAATATGAACTCTTTGAAATCTACAACAGAACTTTATCTCCATCAGAAGTTAAGAATCTGTATAACAATAAAACTAATGTAGTATTACCACAAGTTATTAATTCTACTAAAAAGAAAATAATTGATGTAAATGCTTATGATGGAATTATTAAGAATACATTAAGTGGGCAAACTATTAATGGGAATTTAGTTCCTTCTATAATTAATAATAATGTATTAGTAGAGAATGGAGTAATGAGATTTCCTAGTGCAGCTTATTTAGATTTAGGAAATTATCAACCATTAACTGGAGATTTGACTATTATGGGTTGGGTGAAGGTTCAAACAAAATTAACAACAGTTGCCAATAATAGAATAATTACTAATGGTCAATTAGCCGTTAATATATGGACTAATAACAACATTTTTATAAGTTCTAATAATAGTGTTAGTTATTTTTTATCTACAGGACAAAATGTGTTTTCTCCTTCTAATTGGAAATTTATAACTATAATAAGAACTTCTGTTGGAATAACAACCTTATATATAGACGGCATTATATATACAACTCCTGGTGCAACATCATCGGGAACACCTATAATTGGAACAACAAATATTAAAATAGGAGATACAACAAATAATTTTATTGGTAAACTTTCATCTCTAACAATATTTGAAGGATTACTTGATATTTCGGAAATAACTCAACATTGGTCACAAACTAAACAATATTTAAAATAATGGCATTAATATCAAAATTAAATATACAGAATGGTAGTTTGATTGACCAAGTAACTGGACTTCAGGCTACAATAGTTGGAAGTAAATTAAAACTTGAACAAACTCCTACTAAGGGTTTTATGTTAAGTAATAATGGAACTACTGGTAATTATGTAGATATTCCTAATAGTACTACAATGACTAATAATGGAGATTGGAGTGTTGCAGTAGGGTTAAATCTTACCTCAACTATAAATCAGGGGATATTAACAAAAGGACAAAATATTGGGGGAGCAGGATGGAAAATATACTATTATAGTAAAACATTAAGATTTAATTATGGGGTTGATTATGTTATTCCTTATACTATAAACGAAAATATTCATGTTGTAATAACTTATTTAAGCGGTAGATTTTATATATATAAAAATGGAGTTTTATTAACATCTATCCTTAGTTCATTTACTAATAACGTAAGCCCTATTCGTTTAACTGAAACATTTAATAATACTACAGGAAGTACACTTAAAGGTAAAATTGGAACTCCTTCAATTTATAATCATGCTTTAACTCAATCAGAAATAAACAATTTATATAAAGAATGGTTAACTCCTAAATCAACTGTTAACCTTATAAGAGAAAGTGAAGTTACTCTTCCAAATGAATATAAAGATTCAAGATTGGTTGCAGTATACTCAGGTAATTTAACACCTGATAGAAAATGTGTTGATAAATCAGGAAATAATAATTCTCTTAATACTAATGGAAATCCTATTAATGTAAATGGAATACAATTTAATGGTAAAGATTATTTTCAAAGAGCAGTATTTACACAAATATCAAAATCTTTAAGTTTTTCTATAGCTACTATTATTAAACCTAAAAATATAATTAATTATCAAGGTATATTATCTAATTTTACAGCATCTACTAATAGATTTCAATTATTTATTAAGGATGGATATATACAAGTTACATTTCAAACATCTACCGCAATAGTAGGATATACTGTTAAAGCACCTATTACAGCTAATATAGTAACTACCGTTTTAGTTATTCATGATATTAATATAGTAGGAGTTTGTAAATTTAAATTGTATGTAAATGGAATACTTTACAATACTGATACTGGTGCTTTTGAATTAGCTAATACTGGTACTTGTGTAATTGGAGCAGATAGTAATGGCGCTAATGGTTTTTATACTGGAAGTATTAAAGAACTCTTAATCTATAATTCAGTACTATCAACTAATGAAATTAAGCAATACCATAACAAATGGGTTCAACCAGTATTAATAGAAAAGTTTAATTATGGTGCTGATGGAATTACTAAAGAGATTCCTAGTTGGATTAAGAAAAGTGGAAGTTTTAAAATTGGTGAATTTGTAAAACAACAAAGTTATTATTCGGATTTCAGCAGTGATACTAATGGTTGGTCAGGAACGAGGTCAATAGTTAGTGGCAATAATGACTCAGTATTTGGTAAAGACAATGTTTTAAAATTATATGCAGATGGTAGTAATGGTTCTCATTTTATGTCAAAACCATATCCTACGATAGTCGGTAAAACTTATAAATTTAAATTCAAATATTATCTACCATCAGGACAGACTAATGTTAATAGACTTCAATTAGACAATAATGTCGTAGGCATTGCTAATATTTTAAATCCAGTATTAGATACTTGGACTACACATGAAGTTACATTTAAACCTACTACTGGGTCAGGTGTTAGCATTTACATATGGTTAACTACTCTAAGTTATCAAGGATTGAATGATCCAAATAATGACAGATTGTTTATTACAGATTTTGAAATTACAGAAATCGAACAACTCCCAAACTTTAACAAAACAAAATATTTAGAATGTGTAACAAATGGTATTATTGCATTACCAAGTAATCAAGCATATGGAAGTTGGGAACTGGATTTATATAAAGGTGCTGATGGAAATAATATTGAAATCTTACCTATATCTTCAACTAATTACATTAAAGGTGCAGCTTATGATTTTAATATTAAGTCAAATGAAGGTATTGATTTTCTAAAATCTGATGGAACTAATTATATAGTTTTAACAAGAACAATCTCTTCTTATATTCAAAACTTTACTTGGTATCGTATTCGTATTACACGTACTATCTCAGGAGTATTCACAGTTTATATATTAGGTGGTACATTTACAACTTGGACATTAGTTTCAACAACTGGTGGAAGTGGTACAAATCCAGTTACAGATAATACTTATCAAACTTCTAATTATTTTGTATTAGATATTGATGCAGGCGATAGAATTGCCAACATTCAATTAGTAAATGGAATTAAAGTATGACAACATTAATAATAATTTCATTATATTTAATTTGGATAGCATTTTCCATATTAACAGCTAACTTTGAATCTAAGTATTGGGCATTACGTAATAAAACTTCTAATGTATTTAAGTTTAAGAATGAACATAATATACTTACTTTAATACGAGTATGTTTAGCATTACCAATCAGTTTAATATTCTTTTATTACTTCTCATGGTATGCTATTGCAGGAAGTATAAGTTTAATTACAATGTTTCCTTATTTTCATGATGGATTTTATTATTACTTTAGAAATAAAATAGATGGTAGTTATCCTAAAGGATTTAAAGATACATCTAATACATCAACTACTAAGAATGAAACTTTAGATTATAGAACAAGAACACTATTATTATTAATACACACACCTATTTTAATTATATTAATGTTAACTAAATAATTATTTTTTTTATAAATGAGCCTATTATTAAATATACTTTTAGACCCAATTAAATCAGCTATTGCTACAATTACAAGTAGTGCTAGTTTTACTATATTAGATATAGTTCAAACAACAATAACTAATGATACATTAAGTATTGTATCAACTGCAATGAAACATATAAGTTTTGCAACAGCAATGATTGCATTTATTTTTACAACAATTGCATTTGTTCAAAAACAAATAGATAGATATAATCGAAATAAACTAAGTAAAGTATTTAAAGATGATGATGATTCATATTTAGATAATAAATCAATTGGTAAAGCAAAACGTAAAATAACAAAACATAAACCTAAACAATTATGAGTATAGATAAAACTAAAAATATAAGTAATCATATAACTTATAAAGAAGCAGTCTATTCAAGAGATGCTTTAAGATATAATATTGATAATACACCTAATGAACAACAATTAGCTAATATGCAATATGTTGCTAATGGTATATTTGAACCTGCTAGAATACATTTTGGAATTAGAATGTATATATCTAGTTTTTTTAGAATATTAACATTAAATAAAAAAATAGGTAGTACTGCTAAACATGGACATCCTGATGGAACTTGTATAGATGTTGATTGTGATGTTTACGAAGGTATTACCAATAAACAATTATTTTGTTATATTTATAAAAATTTAAATTTTACAGAGCTTATATATGAACATCCTAAAGATGAAAAGGATTTAACTAAAGGTTGTGAATGGGTACACTTTCAATTAGTTAAAGGTAGAGAGAAAGAAAAAGAAGTTGGCATAGTAACATCTAAAGGTTGGAGATTATTAACTAAACAAGAAATTAATTTAATTTTAAATTCATAGAATATGTATAATAAACAATATAGAAATACAGGAATATTAATAGAAGGTATTAATAATAAAATGAATAATGTTTTAATAGATAAAGCATTATATGAAGCACATGATTTATTAGGTGTAAATAATACTCCTGTTTATAAATCAATTGATATACCATTAACTACTATTTTTACAAATATAGTAGATGAAGATATTACAGTATGTACATTAGAATATACAAGTAAAGGTTTAATGTTAAAAGTTCCTAAAACAGATACTTTAACTACACAAGCTATTATTATACAAGCTTTACCTTTAGATTATAAACTTAATACTAATTTTACAATTAAAGTTGTGTATGCTACAGATGATGTTATACCTGAAAATGAAGAATTAACATTTGCTACACTTATTCAATTAATTAGTAAAACAAGTATTATATTAGATGTAGATAATGTACCAGTATTAGATGAAGAGTTAACATTAGGTGATACCACAACTAAAGATATTAAACAAACATATATTACAAGGACAGATATTGATTTTGAAGAAATGCCTATTACTAAAGATAATACTTTTAAAATAATATTACATAGAGGTACATCTGAATTAGATACACTTGTTAATTTATATATTTGTAATGTAGAACTTATATATGAAACAGAAGGTATAGGAAGTAAAGAACAATTAACTAAAGTTTTATAATTATGCAGATATTAGTAAAATTATCTATAAAATATGAATTTATATTTTATATATTATTAGGAATATCAATAATAACATTTAATATATTATAATTATGTTTACAGAATATTTAAAATCAGGTACAGAAGAATCAAGTATTAGATTAGTATTAGTATGGGCAATGTGGTTAATGACATCTGTATTTGTTGCAATAGATAGTTATATTATTATTGCAGCTATTAAATCTAGTACTATAGAATTTACTGGTATAACTATATTAATTACTTCATTAGGAGTATTTATAACACCATTTTTATATTATAAAAATAAACAAAAAAGATTAGAACTTAATAAATAATAACATTATGATACTTATAGATATATTAAAATTATTAAAAAAATATGGTGTTTACTTGATACTAGGTATATTATTAATTATATTAGTATTTTACTACAATGATATTAAGAAGTTAAAATCTGATAATATAAGATTACAAAGTAATGTAGAATCTTTAGAATTAAATAAAGATAATTTAGAATTAACTTATACAGATAAAGAATTTAAAAAGTTTAAAGCTGATTTAGTAGAATATATACAAGATTCTATGAAGATAAAAGTTAAAACTGTACAACAAGTTAACACAACTATTATAAATAATTATGATACAAGCACAATTGTATTTCCTAGTACTAAAAAGAATGATACTATATATGTTACTAAATTAATATATGATTGTTTAACAGTAGATGTAGAATTTAATACAGCTACTAATTCATTTATTAGTAAAGGATATAATTATAATGATTCAATTATAGAAGTATATTACGATAGTACAAAACATTGGTTTAATATTAAATGGATGCCTACATTGTGGATGAAATCAGTAATAGTTAAAACAGCTAAATCAAAATGTAATAGTTCTATAAAAACAGAAAGAATAAATTTAATAAAAAATTAATATGTTATATACATTACAATTAAGAAGATATGTTAATAATGTCTTAGATTTAACACAAGCTAATAGATTTCTAAGATTTTATAATACAGGTATAAATGGAGAAAGTTATACTAATGTAACTACTAATTTCTCAAATATACCAACTACATATAATATTGAATTAACTTCTACAACAGGACATATTGTATTAGCTACAGTTTCAACAACAGGAGTTTCAGCTGATTATAATTTATTATTAAATGTGCCTTATATATTTAATAATGAAATATATATTTGTAAGTTTTCATACAAAGACCATTCAAACGATACTGAAAAAATATATACCTTTATATTATCTAATATAACTAAAACTATTACTATTAATATAGATACTACAGGTAATATGTTTAAACCCTCACCTGTATTTATTTATAACCCTGTAGATAATAATATATATGGTTATGATTTAGCAAATCATACAAACATATCCGTAGTACATACAATAGGTACAGACGTAATATCAAGAAACTTAAATACTATATTATCTATTACAAAAGATTGTATTATAACATCTGTATATACTCAAATTGTAAATGATGTTGCTACTAATATTACTGTTAATACACAATTAGAATATATTAGTAATGTAATTCAAGTTACATCCTCAATTACAGATGATGGTTATTTTAAAATTAATGATAGAATTACTAAAAATACATCTTTAATAGCTAATCAAATATTTAATTTTACTGCTAATTCATATTTAAATATAGCACCTGTTATTGGTAAATCTATATTTAGTAAATTATTTATAGAAACACTTAGTAAAACTACTAACTATACAGAATATTTAAATACAAAAATTACAGCCAATCCTATACAATTACATTCATTATTTACAAGTTATGTAAAAGGATTTAATTCTGATACTATTGCTAAATTAGATAGTTTTGTACCATATAAATTTGGTAATACTATTATACCAACAACTCAATCTTTTATAACATTACAAGAAGGTCATTCTTATTATGTTAATAGGATAGGTACTACAGCAAGTAGTAAAACAGGTACATTAACTTATTCAGGTAATACAATTACATTAACATTAAACGAATCATTTACAGTAGATATGTCACAATATGTAACATCTTTAGTAAATGATGATAATTTAATAATGGCTGCTTCAAATAATTCTATTGAATTAATTGAATGTACTACAGCACCTAAATTAAATATTAATTATATCGTAGTTACATCAACTGGTTCTATAAATAGCGTAACACAAACTAAATTTGATATTGTTTATTTTAAAACAACTAATCAATTATTACAAAATTTATATTTAATTCCAGCAAGTCTTAAAGTAATAGATTTATATGAAGTAGAGTTTAAAGGTATTGAAGAAGTTGAATTATTATATAATAATGATTATAATTACACATTATATAATAAATCTTTATCTATAATTAATTTAGAAATATATAAATTAAATTATGAAAATGAAATTGTAACAGAAGAAATATTAAAAGATACATTAAGTATTTTATCTAATAATACAGCTACTTTAACATTTAATGAAGATGGTATTTATAAATTTATTATAAATAATGAAGTATATTATTTTGTATCCTATTTAAATATAGAATTATGTATATTACAATTTATTAATTCATTAATTTGTGATAATGGTTGTATAACTTCTAAATGTAGTTTATATAGTAAAACGAATTATACAGCAGCATCAACTTTATATAAATTACTTAAAGATTTAACAACTAATATATTAGGTGATAGATTATATAATAGTGTATTAGAAAGTAATATAGCTAAATTACATTCGATTAATGATATTATTACTAGAGCCAATAAATTTTGTAATTGTATAACTATATGTTAAATACTATATCAAATATATTATACCCATCTTTACATAAAGATTTAAATCAATATGTAAAAGAATTAAGATTATATGGATTTGCAAATATTAATTATATAATGAAATATACTTGTGCTAAACAATATATTGAATTATTAAAATATCATGTAGAAACATATGGTTTAAATAAAACAACAACATTATCATTATTTAATTATAATGAAATAAAAACAAAATTTGCTTGTTTTAATATAGACTTAGATTATATAATGAACAATTATCATATTGGTTTTGTAGATACAGATAATTCACAATTATTTAATCAAGCATTAATACCTAATCAAGTAGAACAATATTTGGTATATAGTAATTTTATACCAACAAAACAATTATTTAATCAACATTTATAAAAATTAATATTATGCCAACTATTAAAGAATTTAGAGAATGGTATTTACGAGAAGTACAAGTACCTAGTGGTAGTAAAGCAGATGTCGAACCTAACTTTCCAATACAGTATTTAGAAACAACATGGAATGGTGTTAAAAATGTATATAATAGATTGTTAGCTAAACATTATGCTACAGATGAAGTTATACGTAAATTTGCAGAATCAATAACATTTAAATTAAATCCCGAAGATGAAGCTACAGATTCATTAGATAATTCTATATATCCCTTATATGGGGGTCTTGTACGATATGCTAATAGTAAAGCTGTTAGAACTCGTAGTAAAAATACAAATGATATTTATTCTGCTAATGTTGTTACATCTACATTATTACCATCTTTAGATACAGATGTATTATATAATACTTTAAAAAGTACATATAGATATGTAAATATAATAACTAGTGTATCTACTTCTGATTTAAGTGTAGTAGCTACATGGGAAACATTAGGACAAAATTATAAAATATATCAATCAATTGAATCTATAAGTAAAGATATATGGTTACCTTATAATACATATACTAAACTCAATAGTGCAAGTGGAGAAGTATATATATATCCTAATCCTATGTCTTTTCCAGATAATACAATAACTGAATTTGAATGTTTAATTCATCCTAATAGTTATACTAATGTTGGAGATTTTAAACTTATTATCGCTAATACTATTTTTAATTCTCCTTTTGCATCATCTGTTGCATTTAAAAATCCAAGTGGAGGTAGTATTGTAACTAATACTCTAAAAGTTAATATTAAGTTATATAATAATGCAGGTAGTACTACAGCTATTGTTAAATGGGATATAATTGGTGTATTAGAAGCAATTAATACTGAACTTCCTTATAATGGAATAGTTGAATATTTAGATACTCCTTTTGCTACTAGTGATGGAGATATTAAAATATCAAGTAGTAATTCATTATCTAATTTTAGTATATATGATGTAAAACATATTGAAACACCACTACAACTTTAAATTATGGCATCACTTAATCAATTAGCTGATTTAATAGCAAATACTTTTGGTAAATACAATGACCATGAGTTTAAAGAAAGAATTAAAGATAGAATCAAATTTCTTAATGCTACTTTAATACGTAGAACTTTTGATAAACATGGAACTGATGAAGAATTAATAATTCCTTTAAAGTTTCAATTAGAAGAAGTTGTAGACCCAGCTATTTGTATTCAATTTGGTATAACAAATAAAAAATGTACAATATTAAAAACTAAAAATAAAGTACCAACTCCTCTTAGAACAGTGAGTACACCTATCTTTAATTACATAGGTGTACTCGATGGTACTATACCATTTTATAAAGCACGTAAGTTTGAAATAAAACCTTTACGTAAAGAACGATTAAATAATAATCAAATATTTGTAGTATATGAAAATAAATATTTTTATATAATAGGGAATATACAAATTGAATTTATGAGGGCTGATGCTGTATATATCAATTTAGATGAATTTAATCAATTGTGTGACCCTGATAGTAATTGCTATAATGATTACGATGAATATCCAATACCTTTAGATATAATAGATATTATTATAAAAGAATTGGAAAAAGAATATAGTGCATTTTTTAATATTAAAACTAATAATGAAATAGAAAATAAATAAAAATGGTACATAATATATTTTCAATAAATGTAAAAGAATATATAATAACAGAATTAAAAATATCATATAAAGCATTAGATAACCATATAGTAAAATTAAATAATTTAAAGATATTATTAGATAGATATTATACATCTTCTGCACCTAATATTACATGGTTAATAAAAGATAAACAAAATAAAATAATATATCATCAAAAAAGAATATATTATTTTAAAAGAAGAATTAAGATATTAAAACTATTTCCTAAACGTCCTCAAATAATATCTAAATTATTAACGGCTATAAATACAAATATAGCTAAAGAAATATTAAGAGGTGGTATATATACAATACCATTTAATTTAGGTAGGTTATATATATTAGTAGTAAATAGAAAAAATATATATAAAAATATAAATTGGTATCAATCATATCAAGAACTTGAAAAGATAGCTAAAAGAGAATGTATAGATATATACAATAGTTATAAGAATAAAGAAATAGATAAATTTATATTTACTAGAGCAATGCAACCATATACTTATCCAACACCACATAAGCCACGTTGGATAATTTATAATTTATCAGAAACAGCTTGGATGTGGTATTTTAGAAAAGGTAACTTTAAAGATAGAAATAAACATCCTTTTAGTTTTAAACCTACAGAAAAGATGCAACAACGAAATATGACACCTGCTGATATTTATAAAACATTTGATAATGTAGAAGGTATTATAGAAGCAAGTAATATAGGTAATATAAATAAACTACAATTAATAAAATTAATCAATCCTTCATTTAAACAATATTATCATGATATATCGACAGATTAATAGTTCAATAGTTATAACTTCTGTAATTGAAAGATTTAATATTACAGATTCAGATTGGATACCTAGAAGTAATTCTATTATTAATAAATGTTTAAGTGATTTAAAGATTACTAAATATTTAGAAAAACAAAGTATTGATTTACCAGTTACAGAATATAAATTTGAATTACCTTGTGATTTAAAATCTGTAAAATGTGTAAGTATTGATGGAGAACGTATTGAGAAATCTACAAGTTTAGTTGGTATTAACGAAAGTGGTATATTAACTTATGAGTTATTAAATAACAATTTTGGTATATTATTAACAGATGATTCACGTTATAAAGAATGTACTATAACTTTAGAATATAAAGGTTTCACAATGGAATTAGATACAGACTATAATTTATATTTTCCTATAATTCCTGATAATCAAGATGTAATTGAAGCTATGTCTTTTTATATACTTATAAATATATTGCAACGTGGTTATAAACATTCTGTATATTCTTTAGAGAGTAATAGTCCTGTTACTAATCCTCATTATATTTATTATGGAGTTAATAATAAAAGTGGTTTACGTAAAAAAGCTAGATTAAGTATAGGAGCAAATGATGTAGATACAGAACGTGGTATTGTAAAAAGAGTTAATACATTTTTATATAGTCAAAATGAATATTTCACATCAGAATTTAAGAAATAATGTTATATAATAAATTACAACTATCAGGTAGACAAACTACAAAAATGCATGGAGGAATAGTCTATGCTAAAAATAAAGTATTTGATACAACTAAGAAAAGTATTAAAACAGAATGTGGTTTTGATTTAATATTAACTACTGATTTTACAATTAATGGACTTACAACTAATAATAAAGAAATTATATTATTTGGTATAGATGTTAATGGTAAAGGTGTAATATCTATATTTAATTATACAACTCTAGTACATACAATTATTATTAGAAGTGCTTATATTAACTTTAATATACTAAATCCTATAATTGCTACAACATATGTTAATTATAACGATGAAACAGTAGTGCAATGGATTGATGGTATTAGTAGTACATCTAATAATATAAGAATATGTAATTTACAAGTATTACCTTTTAAAAGTGGTTTAACAGGTGCTAAAGAATTAGTTAATCCTGCTGAAATAACTTTACTAGATTTATATCCTAATTTAACAGTTCCTTTAATATCTTTAAATAGTGTACCAAATACAGGTAATTTACAAACAGGAACTTATATAATATATGTAGCATATGAATTTCAAGATAATAGAATTAGTAAATGGTTAAATCAAACTCATTCTATATATGTTATACAAAGTTATATAAATTATAATAGTAGTGATGAAGCATTATATAGATTAATACAAGGAGGACAAGGTGGATTATTATCTAATAAAAGTATTGTATTAGATGTTACAGCAATACCTACTTATGTAAAAAATCTAAAATTAGGTATTATACATTCTAAAAATAATGTACTAACTGCATATACAAAATCTGTAATTGTTACAAATACATCTTTACAAGTTACATTATCTAGTATGGATATGGAGATAGTACCTTTAACTACTATTTTAAATATACCTACTATTTATAAAAAAGGATATGCTATAACACAATTTGATAATAAATCTATTATTGGTAATTTAACAATAAATGATAGAATTAATTATCAACCTTTTGCTAATAATATAAATGTGAAATGGATATCACAAGGTATTAAATATTATAAAGAAGGTTCTATAAATCCATCGGATACATTTAAATCTGAATTAAAAACATATATTGATAAATCATTTATGCCAAATGAAGTATATGCTCTTTATATTCAATTAATATTATTAGATGCAAGTGAAACAGAATGGTTTCATATACCAGGAAATACAAGTGATAAATATGATGCTCAAATACTTAACAAAACTACATTATTAAGTGAATTAGGAAGTAGTGTTCCTTATTATCGTGTTGAATGTACAGCAGAAAGTAGTGGATTATTAGGTTATTGGGAGAATCAAAATGAAATATATCCAAATACAGAAGATTCAGATGTATATGAAGTTAATATAGATGGCAGTTATTCTTATTTATATACTAATCGTAATACACCTGTAAGACATTTTAAATTTCCTGACAAACGCAATTTATTAAAATGGGGACATATTAACGATTTTAATAATACAAGTCCTAGTTTAGGTATTGTTGTATCTAATATTAAGTTTCCAACTATAATTGCAAATAAAATACAAGGTTATAGAATTGGTTATGCTAAACGTGATGTTAACAATTCAACAGTTATAGATGAATCAATTATACATAATATTTATAATTATTATGATGATTATGATGGACATAAAACTAAGAAACGAATTAGTGGAATGCACTCAACAGGAGGTTATTTTGGAAATGAGAATAATGATAGAAGTACTGGTACAATTGTAAATGACGAAGTTGTATTATTTCCATTTAAAACATTAAAAAATAATGATAGTTTATTATTCAATTATTTACATTTTAATTATGCTTTTGATAAACGTGCAATTTGTACAAATAAATATGAATATGGAGCATCATTAGTAGGTAGTACTGTATTAATTAAAAAATCATATATTATAGGTGCTACAAATCAATTATTAAATGTACAAGGGTTAGGAGTACATGATATAAATCTAACATATTATTTAGACGGTTTTACTAATACATTAGAACCTGATTATACAGATGTAGATAGTGCAATTATATCTAATATACCTATTATTGATAAAGTATATATTGGAAGAAGTAATACTTATAATAATGTAATAAATGAATTATCAGATACTGTAGTATATGGTAAATTACCAACAGGTAGATATTTTGATGCAACTAATTATAATTGGGCAGAAGCACCTGAAAATTTATTTTTAAGTTCAGGGTTGTTTACTAATGTAACAATGATGGTATATAAAACAGATTGCTATAATTCATTTAAAAATCAAGATGTAGTTATTTGTTCAGATTTTATAAATAAAACAATTTCATCACAAAATTTATATAATGGTGATACTTATGTAGGTATTAAATCTTATAAATTAATTCCAACATACTATAAAGATAATGCTGTAGATGAAGGCTCTACATTAACAATAGATGGTATAACAATTGAACATGATACAGTATGTTTTGTTCAATTATTTGTAGCTTATGGATTTCCATATTATTCAACTATTAATATAGAATTAAGACATAAAGAAACAGATATTTATTATCCTAATTTTGATATATATTCTGATTTTGAAACATGGTTAAATAGTACAACAATATTAAATAATACATATTTCTATAATTATGATTATTCTAAAGTAAATGATTTATTATATTATTTAGTGTATAATTCAGAAAATAGATTTATATCTAAATATGGTAAAAGATTTATAATTAGTAATAGTAATAAAACTGAATCATTACTTTTACATTGGGCTATATTTGATAACCTATCATATATGGACACAGCCTATAATAAAGGGGATATTGTTTATTTAAATGCTAATGATAGATTTTTATATATTCAAAAACGTAATACTTTAAATTATTTAAGTATAGAAGATACGTTAACAATGGGTGATGGTAAAGTAATAGAATTACAAAATAAATCATTACTAGATATTGTATTAAAAGAAATCTTAACTACTGATAAAGGTTATATATCTACAACTGAAAGATTTGCAAATATATTTACTGTATATGGATTCTTTACATATTCCTCTGATAGATTAAGAATTTATAAAATATTAGGGGATAAAGTAGAAGATATTACAATTGGAATACAAGATTATTTAGAAAGTAAAAAACAATATTTATTAGCTAGTAATAGTAATCCTTATAATCATAATGGTATTATTTTAGGTTATGACGATAAAGAAGAGAATTTAATATTTTCATTATCTGATACTGGATTAGAACCTGAAACAGGAGAAGATGAAGTAGACGAAGAGAATTCAGTTTTAGGTAATAGTTTTACATTAAGTTATAAATGTTCAGAAGAAGCATGGGTTAGCTTTCATGTATATTTACCATATATGATGTTAAATCTTTTAAATAAAACATTTTCAATTAAATATAAAAAACTATATAAGCATAATTCAGATACAAATACTGGCAAGTATTATATGAATAAATTAACAAATACTTATACTATTCATTCTGATGTAATTGATTATATATTTAATTCTGTAAATACTGAAAATGGATATACTGGAAAAGATATTAATAAAATATTTAATAATTTTAAATTACATCATCAATTATATTTAAATAAAGTATATAAACCACATACAGGAATTGATAGAATAGCTGTATATAATGATACACAATGTTCAGGATATATAGATGTTATTTCAGGTAATTGGTTTAATAATATACCTTTACAATCAAGATTAGAAATTGCAACATTTGATAAATTTAAAGATATTGTAATTAATAATACAATTCCAATTTTAGATAGTCGTTATGACTTTATAATAAATAACTTAAAATCTAAAAATTGGTTTGAAAATTCAAACTTTATATCTAAATTTGTGATAATCAGACTTGTTCATAACAATACAGGAATGAGTTTATCTGAATTATATATAGACGATATAGATGTTGATTTTAACATAAACTCTAAATAATAAATTATGTTATTAAAAAGATATGGATATGGTGGAGAGTTAAGTAATTCTCAACGTACAGATAGAAATATAGGAATGTTACAAGGAGCAGGTTCAGGAGCAGCAGCAGGTGCTGCAATTGGTAGTATAATTCCAGGAGTAGGTACAGTAATAGGTGGAGCAATAGGTGGAATAGGAGGTGCTTTATATGGAGGTTATCAATCTATAAAAGAATCTAAATTTAATAATGATTTTCAAAAGAAAATGATTAATACACAATTAGATAATAAAATTAATTCTTTTAATTCTGTAAGAAATACTGGTAATAATAATACATTACCTTATTATAAATTAGGTGGAAGAATAGCATCTGATTCATATATGTTTAATGGTAATAGTCATGAACAAGGTGGTATTAAAACTCAATTTGGAGAAGTTGAAGGTGGTGAATTAATGGTAGGTGATAAAATATATTCTACTAGACTTGGTGTAGATGGTAAATCATTTTCATCTTTAGCTAAACCTCATACATTATATAAAGCAAAAATTGAAGATAAATTAGGTAAAACATCTGATAAATATAAAACTAATTCTTTATTAAGAGAACTAGATTATCATAACAAAATGTTAGATGAATTATTTAATACACAAGAATTACAAAAAGGTGAATATGATGAAAATAATAAATTTGCATTTGGTGGTGAAATAGATGGTAGTCCTTATAAGAATTCACATTTCTTACAAACTAATATAGATGATGGTACAACTACTTATGGTTTACCATTATCTGATTTTAATAGATTACCTACTAGATACCCTAGTAATAATAGATTACTATCAGAAAATATGATAGCAACGAATCCATTTAGTTTAACACCTAATAATACAATTGATACAACTACTTATGGTTTACCATTATCTGATTTTAATAGATTACCTACTAGATACCCTAGTAATAATAGATTACTATCAGAAAATATGATAGCAACGAATCCATTTAGTTTAACACCTAATAATACAATTGATACAACTACACCAATAGGTATTGATACAGATGGAGAATATGCAAGTATGGCTCCAAATTCTACAGATGGATTTAATATGAAAGCACAAGATATTATAGGTGAATCTCAAAATACAGATAAATCATTACCTAGAAATAATAAATTAAAGAAATTATTAAATAATCCTAATGTTATAGATAGTGCTATTGTTGGAACTTCTATATTAGGTAATATAATGTCTAATAATAAATTAAAGAATTTAGATTTACCTACACATGAATTAACACCGTTTGTAAATTTAGATAAGAACTTAGATATATCTTCTCAATTACAAAGTATTAAAGATACAGAAGGTTCTATTAAAAGTTATATGACTAGCAATTCAAGTAATTCAAATTCAGCTGCTTCTAAAATAGCAAATTTATTACTTACATCTACAGGTGATAAAAATAAATTATTTAGTGATAAAGTTAATTATTCTAATCAAGTTAAAAACCAAGAACAATTAACTAATTTAGATATAGATGCTCGTAATAAAGCGTTACAATATGATGATGCTTTAAGTAAATATAATTTAGATGTACAAACTAAATTTACAAATCCATCAGCAATTAGAGCAGATGCTTATGATAAAATTAATAGTTTAATAACTAATAATAAAATGGAGAAGTTCCAAAATAGACAATTAGATATATATGAAAAAGTATATAACAAAGGTTGGAAAGGTGTAGAATTAGTAGGTACTACCCCTGACTTCTATTCAGGATTAGATGATAATAATTTAGTAGAACTATATAATCGTGAAAAACATACTGGTGGTAAATACTTTGAAATGATTAAACAAGAAGCTAAGAAACGTAATTTAAAGGTTGAATAATATGGCAATTAATAATTTTGGACAATTATCATTTGGGAGAGAAAATCCTAAATTCGTTGGTGTACCTGTTGAAGATATGCGTAAGGCAGCTGAAACATTTCAAGAAAGGTATCATACTAATGTACAAGGATATGATAAATTAAATACTATTGCTAATAATATTAAAGTAAGACAATGGAATGAACCAATTAAGAAAAAAGCAATAGATAAAATTCAATCTTCAATTAATGAATTAACTACAGACGATGCATTTATATATGCAGAAGATTCATTACGACAAACGGCAAATGATTTTCAAAACAATAAAGATTTACAAATTGCCTTATTAGATAAACATTTAGAAGATGTATGGGATGAAGATGCCAAAACACGTAAGGTTAGTAACGAACGTATAAACGCTCATAAATTACATCATATGCGTAGTGGTAAGCAAATAGAATATGATGAAAAAACAGGTCAATATAAAAATGTATTTAATCATGAATTAGCAGCAGATGAAGTAGATTTAACTAAATTTTATATGGATTTAGCTAAAGAAGGTAAAGTTAGTAAAAATGTATTTAGTGAATCTAAATATGATAAAGATGGTAAATTAATAAAAGGTTCAGGTGGATTAATGACTACTCCTGTATTTAATGGAGAATACTATGGTATTATTAAACGTGAAGATACAGACGACCAAGCTAAATTAGAAAGCTTAATGACTATGGCTGCAAACGACCCAAAAGTAGCAGCATATTTAAAAGAGCAATCTAAATTTAAAATGTTAAGTTTAGCAGCTGTTGATGAAAATAATAAATATATATTAGATAATAATGGTAATTATCAATTTGGTACATACAATCCTATGGATGGGACTATAATCCCTACTGACTTTGAAAAACAATGGAAAGATTTAGGATATACAGATGTTCAATTACAACAATTATTAAGTAAACAATCAAGTAATGATTTAGATATTAATTTAGATACTTTTAGTAAAGAAGAACGAAATAACTTCTTTAAAGATTTATATACTCAAAGTTTATTTCAATCTGTAAATAGACAAAATGCAAGTGCCGCTACAAGATTAACAGCAGTACATTCTACAGATATTGAGTTAAAAGAAAATCATATGATGTTAGAAGCATTAAAGTTTAAATATGCTAAGAAATTAAAAGAATATGAAGTAGAATTACAATCATCAATGTTACCTTTAACTGTAGCAGATAATACTAATACACCTACTACATTAGAAGAATATAATGATAAAATATCAGAAACATGGAATACTTATGATAATAATTATAAACAATTAGATGCAGCATTAAGAACCAAAGAAGTAGGTTTCCTTAATAAAGACCAAAAGTTAATGCCTATTACTGTAAATAATGTTACAAGAATGGCTGTTTATAATACTAAAACTAAGCGATATGAAAAAGATGGTAATGGTGCATACAAATATTTAACACCACGTGAAGGTATTAATAGAGATGCTGTAGATATGTTAAATCATAGTTTTAATGCTTATAATAGACAAAAAGAATTTATTACTAAAACTATATTAAACAATACACCGAATATTAATGAAACTGATTTTAAAGATATAATTGAAAATGCTATTACTACTAGTTATGCTTTAAAAGGTGATATGTCTTCACCAAATATTAAAACAGAAATACAAGCACTTAAAGGAAAATCTAGAGCTGAATATAATAAATATTTAGATAAGAAATTAAAGTCAGACCCTACATTTGCTAAATCATTTATGTATGAAATTTCTTATGGTAAAAGATTTTTAGGTAGAGTAGCTAATGATACAAAAGATGCTTATACTAAAATAAATGATGAATTAAATAATTACAGTAAGAATAATGCTGTAATTACAGATGGTTGGATTCCAGGTTCTCAACTTGAACAAGATAATTTAAGAAAGGTTGCAATAGCAAGTATAGATGTAGGTAATGTTCTTTATGATGTTAATTTTAATCCTTTAGATGAAGGTGAAGCAAATGTTAGTTTAGATGCTGTAAAAGATGCAATGTCTAATAGTAAAAATAAATATGTTGTACCAGTAGTACATCATTACGAAGGTAAAACATATGCTTTAATTACAGGATTAAGAGATAAAGATGATAATGTAATACCATCTGTTAGAATACCTATTGAAAATTATAAATTAAATTATCAATCTAAAGGTTGGAATAAAGTAAATAGTTTTAATAATCAAGAAGATTTAATACATGGTAATAATACTAGTCAAGTATATACAGACTTTGAAGAAATAAATAGAAATCAAGGTAGTGGTACAATAGGTGCTAATTTAATATTACCTAATGGACAAACAACCAATCAATATGCTGTTAAAACTGAATGGAAGAATAATCAACAAGTATTATATGTTCCTGATGCACAAGGTAAAATACAAACTATTTATACTCCTAATCAACAAGCTGCACAAAGTTATTACTTATCATTACTAGATGATAACAATATTACAAATACTAAATAAATTAAATAATTATATAAATATCTAATAATAGTAATTATGGGATTTTCAAATATTAAATCTAATTCTGTAGAATTAAATAATAAAGTATCTAATTTAAAAACAAACCCATCTAATAACAAGATGGGTTTTGCATCTATATCTAATCCTTATGGTACAGGATATGCAGATATAAAAGATGTAGGTAATTATACAGCTAGTGTAAATTTTGGTGTAACTAAAGATTATTTAAATCAATTTGATTTTAATGTAGGAGTAGGTATAAACCCTAGTGATAGACAAGCATATAATCAAAGTACACTTGATGTAATTGGTAATTCAGCAGGTAGATTAGTTACTGGTATAGTAGGCAAAACAATAGAAGGGTTTGGTTATTTATTTGGAGCAATAACAGGAGGATTATATTTAGCAGGTGAAGCAACTTTTGGTAATACAGAAGATGGTAAAAATAATACTTATAATTGGATAGAGGAAAATCCTATAACACAATTAGGTTCATTTCTTGATAAAGGTTTAGAAGAAAGTATGCCTATATATGGTTATGAAAAAGATAAAAATACTATTGGATTCAATGCTACATTTATATCTGAATTAATGGATGGTATAGAATTTCTAGGTTCAGCATTTGTACCAGGTGTTATAATAAGTAAAGCAGGTCTTGGTGTTAAAGCAGCTAGTAGTATTGCTAATATAGGAAGTAAAGCAAGTAAATCATCTAGAACTATATTTAAACAAGCATTATCAGAATTATCAAAAGGTACAGCTGAATCAATAAAAGCTGCTGATGAACTTATTTTAAACAGTATGAAAGCAGGAGAATTATCTGAAAATGCTGTTAAAGTATTAAGCACAATTAGGAAAACTGCTGACCCTGCACTTATTCATGTATATAATGTAGCAAGTGAATCTGCATTTGAAGCATTTGATGCAGGAGAACAAAAATCAAATAGTTTAATAGGGAAAGTAAATCCTGAAACAGGAGAAATATATACACCTGAGGAATTAGCTGTTATAAAACGTGATGCAGCAGGTAAAGTATTTTTAAATAATGTTGCATTATTATCAGTTACTAATTTAGCTGAAACAATGGCTATATCTAAAATATTTAAAAAAGGTACAAACGCTTTTTCTACTAAATATTTAAATAAACTAGATGATGTTAATAAACCAACTACAAATATAACAAATAGTCGTAAGTTAAGAAACTTTGTATGGGCAGGTTCAAAAACATCTACAGCAGAAGCATTTGAAGAATTAGCACAATCTAGAATACAAGAAGGTACAGTAGATGATAAAGATTCTGCAGATATATATAAAGGATTATTTAATAGTATGGCTAATGTATCATTCACTAATGAAGATAAAAAAGCAATGTTCTTAGGTGCTATTATAGGTTTTATACCAGGAGGTATAGGTGGTGTAACTGATATTAATAATAAACAAGCAGAAGCTAATAGAAAATATACAGCTTCTATGATTACTAATTCATTATTTCAAGGTGTACAAGATGATTTATTTGTAAGAGATGAAAATGGTGAATATAAAACTGAAAATGGTAATCTAGTATTAGATACAGCTAAATATAGAGATTTTATAAATGGTTTAGAAAACAATGAAACAGATACTACAACTAATGGTAGAAAACTTAGAACACAAGGTATTATTGATTCTAATCCTGATTTATATTTTCAAGGTGTGCAATTAGATATTCATACAGCTTTATCAAATCTTTATTCTAATAATGGAGAAATAACAGAAGATGATTTAAATAACGTAATTGATAAACAAGCTAAGAATATAACAGAAGTATATAATACAGCTACAACTATTAAAAATAGAAATTTAGCTAAACAAATAACTATTGATGAAACTAAAAGTAAATTAAAAACATTAAATAAATCTTTATTAACTAACTTTAAAAAGAATAAAGAAACAGCAAATGCACTTACTTTACTAAATGGTTTAACTGGTTTAGAGGCTTCTAAATATGCTAATTATATTCAATATAGTTTAAATCATTTGAATCTTAAATTAAATATGAATGATACAATAAATTCATATTTTGAAAAGCTATTACCTAGTGAATATAGAGAATCTGATGGATGGAAGAAACAAATGTATAACACAATACATTCTTTATTAAATCCTGACACAACCACCACCGATGGCACTAGAATTGATAATTTCATATCAGATGATTTAAAAGCATCATTAAAATCAGAATTAGAAAGTTTAGAACTTACTATAGATAATAAAGATAAAACTAATGGTAAATATACTATTGTTAATTCAGAAGATAGTGAAATAGCTAATTCTTTAATTAAAAATCAATATGATAAAATATTTAATCAAGATGCTGTTAATACTTTAAATAATAGTAAAAATAGTTTAAAATTATTTAATAATTATAAAAAAGCTGATACAGAATCTAGACAATCACAACATGATATTTCATTTAATAATAATACAAATATATTTAATAAAGCATTTGATAAACTTACTACAGAACTAAAAGATACTAACCCTGAAACAATTAATATTTCTGAATTAACTAATCAAGCTATTGAATTTGATAAACAATATCAAACAGAACAATCTATTATAAAAGGTAAGAAAATTAAAAGTACACCTTTTATAGATATGTTAAATAATAAATTAAAAACATTAAAGAAAGAATTTCCTAAAACAAAAATTGTTAAAGTAAAAGAAGATGTAATAACAACAGATACAGAACAAACTGTAGAAGATACAACAACAGATACACAACAAAATCCATCCATTCTTTCTACTGGGGTTGAGGACATGACTACTAAAGGTTTTTCCAATAATCTAAAAACAGATACTGCAACAGCTATATATACAGAAGAAATAACAGATAAAGAAGGTCATAAAGATACTATTACTTATAGTAATTTAAGAACATTATTATTTAAAGATTATACACCTCTTTCAGTTAATGTACAAATTAATGATTTAGTTAAAGATATATTTAAAGGAATATTAACCGAATTAAATTCTGAAATATATAGTAAATATAATTTATTAAGTAAAGAATCTATAGATACAATATTTACACAATATTCTGAAATACTTAAAGATTTTAAAACTAAAGGATATGAAATAAAAACTAATATTATTATCAAAGGTTTAGTTAAAAATATAAAATCTAATGAATTAACTAGAGTTGCTGATACTATAGATATAGTATTAGTTAATAAACGTGGTAACTTTATTATTTATAATGTATCTTCTAAATATAATAATAGTACAGATGTAACAGCTTATAAAAAGTTATTAAATAGTCAACGTATATTCTTATCACAAAATACAACAGCTTTAACTACATCAATGTTAGTTAGTGAAGTTAATTTAAATAAAGTTACTAATGAATTTTATGATAATGCTACAGTTGTTAAACCATTTCTAATTGAAGCTATTAATGAAATTTCAACAACAGATGTTTTAATTAAAGCACCTATTGATTATAAAGAAATGAGAACAGCAGATGTTGTTGTATCTGATAAAGAAAGATTCTTTGGTACAGAATTAGAAACTAAAATTAATAATGCTATAATTAAACATTTAGAGAAATCAATATCGTCTAAATTAAATGAAACACAACGTACTGAATTACAGAAATTATTAAATAATTTTATAGATGTTTTTAGAAATATTCAATATACTACAGATGGTAAATCAGGATTAGAAGCTATCTTCTTAGATAAAACTATAACTTATGATGATGCTATAATTGAATACTTTTTATATTTTTATAATAGATATAATAGAGAAGTACTAAAACGTAATGATGAAGGTTTAGTATCATTAATTAAAACTATGGTAAATGATATTAATAAAATTAAAGGATTAGAAAAAGTAACAATTGATGAATTAGGTATTTTAAAAACACGTAATAATATTGTTAATATTACATTTGAATTTAATGTAGAATTCTTTGTTAATATATTTACTAAAAAGACTAAACGTGATGTTAGAGAAATGTCAGTAAGTAATACTATTATATATAATGCTATATCAGATTATTCTACATTAAAAGAAATTATACTTGGTGATAAAGGTATTTCTAATAATAGACAATTAGGAGTTATATTAAATGATATATTAAATAATAAAATAAAGTCTAACGAAACTCTTATTAAATTAATAAATTCTACAAAAGAAAAAGATACTAACTTATTTAATAATTTAGTACATTTAGCGATACTTAATAAAATATCTAATTTCATTACAGATAAAGATATTTTAAATGAATTACATATTATTAAAAATGAATTAAGTAGTTATTATAAAGCTGATATTACAGTTGAAATAAAAGATGATAAAGGTGTAGTTACTAAAGAATTAAATATTAGTCCTGATGTAAGAACAGCAATTACTGAATCATTCGATGATATATTAGGTAAGAATATAGAACGTGCTTTAGAATTATTATCAAATGAAGTAGTATTAGAAAATAATCCTGTAGAAGAAATTATAGTTGAAAATAATAGTAATGATAAAATAGCTGATATAGAAAGAAGAAGACATGAAGAGTTAGTAAAACCTTTAGAAAAAGTTAAAAATTCAAAAAACAAAGAAGAATTAATTCAATTTTCAGAAGAATGGATAGGAATTAATCCTTATGACGATGGAGCTGTTTCTATGGGAGTTAGAGCGAATTTAATGACTCCTAATAGTTTTCAAAAAGGTAAAGAACTGTTTATAGAAGAATTCAAAAATACAACAGAAATAAGAAATAAACAAATCAATGCTAAATATGATGCAGAATTAAAAGCATTAAAGCAACAAAATATACAATCTAATAATCAAAATACAAATACTGAAATAAATACAATAGATACTAATATTATAGAACCTATTGATATTATAGAACCTATTGATATTCCTCAATTAACTACATTAAATACTGATAATAGTTTAAGAATATTTTTAAATGATTTCTTTAAAACAACTAATAAATCTACAAATGAAAATGGAGATGTTGTTTTAAATGATGATAATATTAAATTAATATATAATGATTTACAGAATTTAAATTCTAAAACTGAATATTATATTAAAAAAACTAATGTAAATAATTATAATATTTATACAATATATGCTAATATTGAAGGTATTGAAATACAAATTGGTACATTACAACGGCAAATAGATGAAACATTTAATGATACATTAGAAGATGTTATAAGTTCTAAATTAGGATATGGATGGGCTGAATATATATATCAAGATATTATATATAATTTAAATGAAGAAACAAGAACTAAATTATATGAACTTTTAAATACTGATAGTTTAATTACACCATTTAAACAAAGTGTATTAAATAAAGAATTATTAGATAATATATTATCATTATTTCCAAATATTATAACAACTACTGTTAATAATAAAGAATATACTTTAACTAAAATGCAATATATAGAGTTATTGCAAAACAATACTCAATATGCTAATAATCCTTCTGAATTCTTAAAGCATTTATCTAATTCATTTAGTGGTAAAAATGCAGCTAAAGGTAAGAATGTAGATTTCTTAACTAGAATATATAATGATGCAATAACATCACAAGAAATTATAAAATCATTAACAACACAAGATAAAGTTAATTTAAAATATGTAAAATCATCATCAGGACAATATAATAAATCTAATAAACAAAGACCTTTATTTGAAGTATTTGATAAAACTAAAGGTAGATTAGCACATTATTCTAATGGTATATTACAATATAGAAATAGTGATGGAACAACGGATGCTGTGTATAATCAACAATTAATTGATACAGTACAGAAATTTAAAAAACCTAATGGTTATTATTGGGTTACTACTGAAAACTTTAATAAATCTGAATTTCCTATTAAATTAGGACAACGTAATATAACTACAGATGAAGCTTTAAATATATATAATGAATTATTAAAGAATAATTATAATCCTATATATAAATTATTAACTACTAATAAAATAAAAGATTTATTAAAACAAGTATCAGGTATAGATAAAGATATTAAATCGTATACTAGTCAAGATTTAGATAAAACTAAATTTATGGAATTAGCAACTAATACATTTGTTGATTTTATATTTGGTAATGATAACGTAAAACATAATAGAAGTTCTTATGATAATTTAGGAAGTATATTTACAACTGATGTAAATTATGTATTAGATAATGAAGGTAATAAAATAGGAGTTACTACACCATTTGCTAGTACAACAAATATTTCATATGTTGAAAGAGCATTTACATTAATTTTAGAATTAGATAATACACAAGTTAATAATATAACTAAATTTGATAATACTAATCTTAATAATATTAAAAATGGTGTAGAAGAATTATTTAATTCTAATCCTGATTTAGCAAATATTGGTACACAAGAACAATACTCTGCTTATCTTGATACTATATTTCCTGATAGTAAAGTTAAAGATGTTGTTTATCATGGAGCTAATGAACCTATTGAAGGAGATAAATTTGTTGTAAGACCTGGTGCAACAGGTAATGGTATATGGTTTTCAGGTTCTAAACGATATGCCACACAAGTATTAAATAGAGCACCTCAGCAAGAATCTTTACTTGGAAGAAAGCTAAGAGGTGAACCTACAATGTATAGTGCTATATTAAATATTATAAACCCTAAACATTACAAAGATGCAAGTGGAGCAATATTAGCACAAAGCCCTGAAAGATTTCTAGAAGGAAAAATAGAAGAATATAGATTACATGGTAATGAACAATATAATAAAGATATAGATGACGGTGCATTATTTCATCATCCTAATTCAAAGAAACCAGATACAAGTGATTCTGCTGAACAAGTTGTAGTATTTAATCCTGACCAAATACATATTCTAGGTTCTAAACAAGATATTGAAGGATTTAAAGAATTTATAAATGATACTCCAATAATTACAGATATTTCAGTACAAGAATTAGAAGATATTTTAGATAAAGAAAAGCAAAAATTGTTAAACCCTTTAATTGAAGAGAAACAAGAATTAGAAACATTATTAGAAGAATATGAAGAATTTAAAAATATTAATAATATTAAAATAAAAGAACTTATTTTTTCTAATGAAATAAATATAAATTCTATTATTACTGATAATGTTACAGAAATAGAAATAGAAGAAATTGCTAAAGAAGAATATATTAAAATTGAAGAAGTTAAACCATTAATTGAAAAAACTTTAAATACTGTATTAAATGATAAACGTAAACTTACTAATTTAAATTCAAAATTAAAAACTATAATCTCAAAAATATTAAAAACAATATTAACATTAGGTATTATATTTACATTACATACAAATTTTAAAAATGATATTAAAGAATACAAAATAAAAGAAGTTATTAAAACTGAAGTAAATATAGATACTATTGATAATAGCTATGATAAATTAACTAATGATGGTAAAATAGCGTATTTACAAGAAAAACAAAATAATAAAGCATTTATAATAATTGATAAACCTACAGCAACTGCATACATATATGATAAAGATGGTAAACTAATAAAATATTTTCCTGTATTATTAGGACAAAGTATTGGCGATGAAATAAGTAAATCAGATGCAAATTCGGATGTAGCCGAAAATGCTTTTACAACAAGTGGACGATATGTATTACAAGCTGCTCCTGAAAAAGTTTTAAGTGAATACAATAATAGACTTATGTATATAGATTCTGAAACAGGATTGGCTATACATGAAACTTATAAAGGTGAATTAAAAGAACGTACTAAAGCTTTAAATACTCCAACTATAGATGATAATCGTAAAACATGGGGATGTGTTAATGTAAGTTCTGAAAATTATGATATTTACTTAGCTCCTCATATACAACCAGGAAGTGTTATTATTATAACACGAGATTTTCAAAATAATATTGTTAAACCTATAAATATACAAGAATCTAAAAAAACTTCTAAACAATCAAATGTTAGTTTTAATATTTTAGCATTATTAGGATTATCTTCATTATTACGTAAAAAACAAATATCAAATTTATCAGAACAAGATATTGAATCTTTAAAAAATAGAATTATAGATATTAATAATAAAATTAATGAAATTAAAACCTATTATGCTAATATACGAATTAATAATAATTTAATACAAGAATTAGAAGATGATGATTTACCTGATGTATTTCGTAGAACACCTATTAATCAAAAAGAAATTAATATTAAATCATCTTATGAATCAGCTAAACAATATCTTGAAGAAAGATTAGGTAATGTTAAATTTAATTGGTTAAATGAATATGTTGAAAGAATACCTGATGTAAAAACACATGGGTTTGTAAGTAATGCTGCTATAACCTTAATAGAAGGTGCAGCATATGGTACAGAATATCATGAAGCATTTGAATATGTATTTAAATATTTAATTGGAGATACATATAAAAGTGAAGTTATTTCCGAAGCATCTAAATATTATAAAACAGATGATGTTAATTTATTAAGAGAACAACTTGCAGAAGATTATAGATTATATGAAATATTAAGAAATGAAGAGAATAAACCTAAAACAATTATAGATTTCTTTAAACATCTATTTAAAACACTTAGAGAATTTATATCACTTAGTCCATATACTAAAAGATTATTTGAAGATATTTATAATGGTAGATTTGTTAATAAAGAAATATTGACAAATAATGAAAATGTAGGAATTATAGCTAATAATTATTTAAATTCAATTAAAGGATTTACACCTAGTAATTTAGATAGTAGTATAAATCTTACAGTAGCCTTGATGGTAGCTGCTCAAAATCATACTCAAATTATAAATGGTAAGCGTGTTAAATTATCAGATATATCTATCGAAACAATTGTTACTAATAAAACTGATGATGGTTCGTTTAATAATAAATATAATATTAAACACGTAGTTATTAATATATTAGCTAAAAAGATTAATACAATGTTTAAAGATAAATCAGAAGTATATAAAATTACTTATGATAAATTTAATGAACAATATATTACATCTTTAGATACTATTGAAGCAATTACATTTACTAATTATTTAAATAATAATACAGCTATCCTAAATGATTTAAAATATAATAATACAGATGTATCAATATATTCTTTAGCTAGAAAATATATGAATGATAAATTATTTACATCATTTTATGATATTAATGATTTAGAAGAAATTAAAGATAATAGAGTAAATGCTTTAACTAAAATGTATGATGAAAATATATTTTCAGAATCACATTCTTATAACTTTAGTCCTATTGTTAAACAATATCTTGCATCTATTAAAGAAAAAACATTTGATATAAATGGTGGAGTTATAGATAAATTAGATGATTTTACAGGACTACCTAAATTTATAGATTTTGAAATATTATATAATAAATTAATTGATATTTTAGCAGGTACTCATACTATAGATGAAAAACTTAATGTACTTAAAACACATTCTAATTTTCATCCTACACTTAAAGAAATATATAATAAACTTACAGAATTACAAGATAATAAATTAGCCAATGAAGATTTATATAATGCTTTTATGTCAGATTTTACAGGTACATACTTTGATGAATATGCTACTAATCTTACAGAAGAAGCTATATATTTAAATAAATTAAATCAGACACCTAAAGAAAATATATTAAATACTATTAAAGGAAATATATATTCTAATCAAGCTATTACTAAACTTACTATAGAAGATTTAAAAGGATATTTAACTATTATAAATTCTAGTACTAACAATTCTGAAATTATGGATATGTTAGTTAAAATATTTAATTATATATCTGTACCTATTACTAAAGATATTTTATATAGTTATATAAAAGATGAAACTATTAATATAGATAATAAAACTACTTTATTAAAATCATTAGTCACAGAAGATAAATTAAATGGATTACTTAAAGTTGTTAATTCTAGTAATAATAATAATAAAGATATTAATATCTATTTAGAAAAATATTCTGAAATGATTAATAAATATTCTTTAGCTAAATTAGAATTATCATATACCGATATTAATGGTAATAAGAAATATTCATTTAGAAAATATAATACAATTAATGAATTCTTTAGTAAATTAAAATCTAAACATGAACCAAATCAAAATAGTGTTAAAGAATATTTAATGGAATTAATGTTAGATAATTCATATCATTATTCTAATTGGTTATTTAATAATAAAGGATTATTAGTTAAAGAAGGTAGTAGAGTTTCATTAAATACAAATCTTGTATCTAATTTTGATATAGCTTTATATGGAGGTAGTAAAAATGCTACTGGACAAACAAGTGGTTATCTTAGAGAAACTCACTTTGAACAAGCTATCAATAATTTATCATGGTATATGAATTCAAAATTTATATCACCTATGCCTTTTGGAGATAGTACAAATCATTATATGATTAAAGCTATTAACTTTAAATTATTACCTAATGATATAACCATTAAAGATAAATCAATTATATTAAGTGATAAATCAGATATATTTATAGCTTTACGTAATGTTATATTACAAGAGAAAATAAGAATGAGTGAAGCTAAAATGTATATGTATAATAAGGATGGTAAGTTAAAACCAGATTATGAATTAGAACAATTAAACCTTATTGAAAATGTACATTATAAAGTTGATAAATCAGGTAATAGAATTTATAGAGATGAAAAAGGAAATCCTGTAGGTAATATATTTAAATTTAATAATATAGAACTTACAGAAGATATTATTTATAATGGTGAAGTACAACTTAATTTAGTCAATGAACAAGTTATTAATGATGCTATTCAGAAGCTTATTAATAATGAAATGAATTCAAACTTAGGTGTATTGTATAAATCATTAAACTCTGAATTCCCTACTATATCTGATACAGAATTTAATAATATTATTTTAGAACTATTAATGAATACATTAATTACTAATGTTGAAATTGGTAATTTCTTCAATGGTAATATCATGCAACAAAGTAAAGTCGCAGGTGTTAATAAAAGAGCTAAAAAAGGTATTCAATTTGGTTATAATTTATATAGTAATTCAACATTATCTACAATTGTAGTAAATGATAGAATGATTAATTTAAATACCAAAGGTGAATCTAATCGTAAAGAAACATATACTAATATTATAAATAGAGTATCTACTATTGTAAATACTAATTATAATAATAAATATAAAGATATTATATTAGCTAATATTAAATCTCAATATAGTGCTGATATTAATTCTACAGATGGTTGGTCTATAATGACTATAGACGGATATGTAAAAATGTATTTAGAAGGTAAAGGTAGATTTAACGATTATAGATATTTATTTAATTATACTAATGGTAAATATACACTTAAATCTAATTTATCTAAACAAGATATAAAAGCTGTATTACAAGTTATTAAACCTATTATGGTTGATATGAAATCTAATATTATAAAAGATGATAAAACTGAATATCGTGTAAATGTAGCACGTTATGAAAAACTATCAATCTTTATAATAGATGAATTATTTGTACAACCTGATAGTGAAATGCAAGAATTACTTACAGCGATGAATGAAGGTATTGATGGTAAACCTATAGACAGAATTATATTTGCATCAGGTAAGAAAGATGGTAACGTAAAAAGATATTCTATCTTTGATGAAAATGCTAAATTTAATAAAGATTTATTTAAAGCACAACCACATATTGTAGAAGATATACCAGTATCAAAATATAAAATACAATTAGAAGTACCTGATGATATTAGAGATAAAGAAATAAAAGTAGGAGTACAATTATATAAACATATAGCTAGTAATATAAATAATATACATTCTTACAAACCTTCTTTTTTAATTTCTAAAAATGATATATCAGGTAAACAATTAAAACAAGAACATCAAAATACATTTAGTTCTATAATTAAGAAACAATCAACTAATTTATTAAAAACATTATATGATAATTTAAATCTTAGAGATAATGCAGACCATACATTGATTTATAATAATTTAGTAAGAGCATTACAAGATAGAAATATACCTAATGATATTATTAAATCTATTAAATTAATTAATAAAAAGATTGTTACAGATTTAGGTGCTAATGGTATAAATGATAAAATAGTACCAGTTATTAATTCATTATTTAGAAATAATATAACAGATACTAAATTAGAAGGTGGACATACTGTTATTTTATCTGATGCTTTTTCTAATACAAGTTTAAAAGATGCAGAATATTCTGATGATTTAAAATGTTATGCAGATGAAAATGGTAATTGGGTTGTAGAAGTATATATGCCTGTATGGAATTCTGAATTATTAGATGAATTAGGTAATCCAGTTGATATATCTAAATTAGATAATAAATTATTAAATGGGATTGGTTATCGTGTACCTATTACATCACAACATAGTATGGTTACATATAAAGTAAAAGGATTTACACCTCCAACATCAGGTAGTGTAATTACATTACCTTCTAATTTAATAACACAAACAGGATGGGATTTTGATGTTGATAGTATTTATTTATTAACTAAAACCATAAAGAAGATAAAAGGTAGATATTATGCTAATAGTTATAAACGTATAACTTATCAAGATTATTTAAATAATTCTATACTTGAAAATTATAACTTATCTGAATTAACTGAAATATCAGCTAAATATATAAGTTTAGATTCTGAATTAAAAACATTAAATAAATCTTTAGATAATGCTGAATTAAAAACATCTACTAATTATAAAGAAAATTATAATAAATTACAATATCTATTAGAACGATATAATAAAGAGATAGATGTAGACAAAAAACAGAAGATGGAGAAAAGTCTATATAATTTAAGAGTTATGTTATTAATGGATGCTGCATTAGAAATAAATACAAATGTAGATGAAGAATTTAAATCTAAGTTTAAAACACTTAAAGATGAAAAAGATAAATATTTTAAAGAGATAACTAAATTATTAATTAATAAAGGTTTAATTTATAAAGAAAGTAAGTTTGAAGAATTAGTTAAATCAGATATAACTACTGTACTTACTATAGAACAATTACAAAATAGAATGATTGATATATGGACAGATATGTTAAGTCAAAATAATGGTTTTATAGCAATGGTTACATCTTCTACAATTAAACCTAATGAATTAATTAGAGATGAAATAAATACTATATTTGAAAGTAATAAAGTAAGTAAAAGCCCTATATTAGCTAGTAATAATTTTAATACAAGAATTAATACAACATCAGGAAAAGAGATGTTAGGTATTGCAGCTAATAGTGGTTCGATTATAACTATATTAGAAGAAGGTAGTGCAGTATTAAACTATGATTTACAAATACCTTATTATATTGAATATAATGATGTAAATTTAAATAATGTACAAAATGATTATGGTAATTATGAAGTTATTACATTTAATAATCGTAAGTATATTAAAACTAAATTTAAAAATATAGGTTGGAACGATAGTGGAGATACTAGAATGTTAACTAAATTATATGAAGATAATAACGATGTTGAATATACATATACTATTTCAGAATCTATAGGTTGGGATACAGACCATTCAGTAGATATTAATTCATCGTTAATGCCTAGAAATATAAATCGTAATACAATAGGTACTAATATTGCAGCTAAAATGTTGAAATTACCACCTAGATATATTACATTATTATTTAATCAAAAAATCATAGATGATATGTTAAATTTAATAAATAAACATAATCCTAATGATGGTAGATTAAATGCAAAAACAGCTATCGAAGATATTTATTTTACAATGTTATTTAAGAAATTAGCATATACTGATAATAAATTTAATAATAATGTTGAGTATGTAGAAATGAATAGAGATTATATTAAACATAATACTGTATTATCGAATAAGTTATATAATGATAATAAAAGTGTATATGATATATTCAATATTGTAGATGAACCTTTTGATGAAGTTGATTTAAAAAACTTTATAATTGAAGGATTAGATATTCAAAAACAGCCAGTAGATAAACAAGTAGAGTTTATTAAGAAGCAACTTAATGTATTTAAAATGTATAAATATTTGAATAGTACATCAGAAGCAATGTTAGGTGAAACATCTAAAATGAATGCTGATAAAATAGATTCAGGTATAACATTTGATGCTGTTACAGATTTAATTAAAGCTGTAGATAGTAAAGATAAAGTTGTTATATATACAAATACAGGTAAACCATTCTTAAAAGAATTATATAGTAATCCTGATTTATATAAATTAATGTATACATATTATAAAGAAGGAGTTGAGAATTTATATAATATAGCTAAAGATTTATTTGGTTATTTAACACCTACTTTAAAAACTGAAATAGATGGATTCCATGAATTATATCCTTATGCTAGAAGAGAAGTTTATAAATTTATAAGAAGTATATATTATAGTATATATAAAGATTTTAATTTATTTAAATTAGCTAATGATGAAGTTAATCAAAATTTATATAACTTAAAAAATGATAATAGTTTAGTATCAAGAATAGTTAAATTAAAAAGTAAACCTGAAAATCAACAACCTATTTGGTTACAATATATAAATGTTGTACCTTTTAGAAATAATCAAAACTACGCATATTTAACATTTACTAATTATAATAATAAAATGTTAAATTATATACATGATAGTTTTAATAATTATATAGATGAAAACATAGAAGATAATTATACACTTGTTGAAGATTTAGTTAAATATGCTTATTTCAAAGAAGGATTTACATATAAATATAGTAATATTTCTAATTTATTAACAGATTTTACATTTACTATTTTAGGTTTTAATGATTATAAAATAAATGCTTTTAATAAAATTAAAACAGATACTTTAAATTTAGATACAAATAATATATTATTATCATTCTTATTAACTAATAGATATGATAATCAGTTTGTACCTAAAGTAAAAGTAACTAAAAAGAATAAAACATGGGATGTATTAAATGGTAATAAGATAAAGAATATTATTACTATTGATGCTACAAGTTATGCAAGATTATATAGTAATATTCAAAATGCTCCTATTGTTAGGCGAACAATTAAATATAATAATAAGTTTATAGATTTATTTTATTATAAAACATTTGATGAAGTTAATAAAATACATGAATATAAATTATTAGATACTAAAAAACTATTACCTTATACTAATATATCTTTAAATAATATTAATAATATAGATAATGTAGCAGGTGTTTCTTTTTATGATAACGATGATATGTCAGTTGAATTATATTGTAACAATTAATTAAGTAATTATGATTTGTCCTAATTTAAAAAACAAAGAAGTTAAAATAGAATTTATGAAGATTTCAAATCTTATAGGTAGTAACAATGCTTATAAGGTTTGGAATTTAAATAATGGTAATCCATTACATTTAAATTCAGATGGTAGCCCTAGTCAAACTTATAAAGATTTAATGAATAAGTTAATAAATGATGAAGAACTTGTTATTAAAAAGATAAGTGAAAATTTATTAAATAATGAAATAATTATTGAACCTAATGAACTTCAAAAACAATCATTTATAGCATTTAATGAAATAGCTACTGAACAATATACAAATAAAGTTAAAGATTTATTATTATATAATTTTAGTAAAATAGGTTTAAATAACATTAACGTAATAGCGGATACTACATTAAAAGATAATGCCAGTGTAGAGAAAATAGATGGTGTTATAACAATTAAATTCAATCCTAATAAAATTAAAAACGATAGTATATTTCATGAATTTGGACATATCTATATAGACTTAATAGAAGATAAAGTATTTATACAAAATATTATAGATAAACTTAAAGGTACTGATTTATGGTATAAAATAGCTTTATTATATCCTGAACTTACAGAAGAACAATTAGGTAAAGAAGTATTAACTACTGCTATAGGAATGAAAGCAAAAGAAATATATAATACAAGTGAAGATGTTTCATGGTGGAAATTTATAGTTAATTTAATTAAATCTAAGTTACAAGAATTATTTAATACTAAAGAACATCAAATTGAACAATTAGCTAATGATTTAATAACAGGTGATTTTAGTAAACAAATAAATCATAATTATGATATATTATTACAACATCAAAAAGATGCTATTGATATTAATTCATTAAAAGATTGGACAGAAGCAATACAATCACAATCTAATAAACTACAATCGTTAATAAAACAATATAAAGATTTAGGTATAAGACCTGAGGAAGTTAATGATAGTATTAAAGTAAAAGCTAAATATGATAGATATTTAAATCATTTAAATAATACTAATTTAACTAATATGTTTGAAGCTTGTGTATCAATGTTAGAATTTGATAAAACAACTTTAATAACAGTAGAACAAGATATTGAAAAACTTAAAAAAGTATTTAATAAAAACTTTACACCTGAAACAATAACTTTAGATGAATTTAATTATTTAAATCAACGTATAAACTTTGCACGTAATTTTGTTAATTCAATAATTGATATATCTAATATAACAAATCCATTATTAGCTACAGATTTAGATTTTATTAATGGAGAATTATCTCAAGAAGAAGTTACATATATAAATAATATTAATAATTCATATTTAAAATTAATGCAATCTGTTGATATTAAAAGTTTTGATAGACGTGTTAAAGAAATTAATATGGTTTTAGATAAGTTTAGACAAATATCTATGACTTGGGTTTTACAATTAAGTAGTAATCCTAGATATGAAAAGTTTGAACAATCAGATTGGATGGATTTATATAAAACTGGATTAGTAGATGAAACAACAATGCAATTATATTTCGATTCTATATTTGATAGTAGTAATTCATTCTTAGCTAATTTTGCTAAATATGAAATGTTTAATTATTCCTTTATGAATGATGAAATAAGAAGATTAAAAATAGAATTTAATAAACAATTAAAAACAGCAGGTGGAAATGATGTTTATGATAAGATTATAGAAAATGGTAGATTAATACAAAAATATAAATTTAGTGAATTTTGGACAGACTTAAATAAAGCTTTAACAGAAGGTAATAAAAATGATGCATGGAATATTAAATTAAAGTATGCAAATATTGCTACACCTGATGAATTTAATAAAGCTATTGTTAATATGCGTTCTAAAGTTAAAGATGATTTAGATTTAAAACAAATGTCTGTAGAAGAAGCTAGTAATTATATTACAGAAGAAGAATGGAATCTATGGATTAAAGATAACTTTCATCAAAAATCAGATGGTACTTATATACCTAGAATAGGAGGATTATATGCTTTACCTAAAGATACTTATATAAATCCTAAATGGGAAACGTTACAATCTAATCCTATAACTAAAGAATTTCATGGATATATGGTAGAATTAATGCGTAAACTTACAAGTCATGCTTCTAATTCACCACAGTATAAAGGTTATATGGCTGCTATATCTAAAACTAAATTAAATAAAGTAAAAGTAGAAAAGTTAGATGAAGAGTTTTCAGATATGGATGGTAATAAATTATATACTATCCCATTCCCATTTTTAGGTTATTTAAGTAATGAAACTAAAATACCAATTCGTCAACAAGTTACTGATGAAACAGATGAAATGTATGAAAAAAGTATAGTTGACTATGCTAATCTTTTATTTAAAGATAAAGTTGGATTTGTACCTTTTACAACATTAAAAGAAATATTAAAAGAAAATGATAATATTGAAAAACGTAATAAAGAATTTCATAAAGAACACGTTAATACAGATTTAAAATATACAATGGATTTATTTATTGAATCAGCTATTACTAATAAATATAAAGCTAGAATGTATGATAGTGTTATGTTAGCATTATATTCATTTGAAAATGATACATTAATAAATACAAATAATAAAGGTAAAAATGTTATTGATAAGTTAAAGTATGCAATAGGTTTAACAGATTCAGGAGAAATTAATAGACAACCAAACACCTATCTTACTAAAGGGGTCTTAACCAAATCAGCTAAACATCTTCGTAAAAAGATTGAAATGACTTTCTTTGATATGTTTACTAAACCTAATGATTATAATGATGTTCTACAAAAGTTTAAAAATTATACATCTTTAATTGGTATAGGTTTTAATGGTTTAGCAGCATTTAAAAATGTTACATATGGTGGTTATATGTCATTAATAGAAAGTAGTTGTAAACAATTTATATCTTTTAAATCATTAGATAAAGGTGCTAGATTATATCATTCAGGATTAGTAGATTATTTCTCTACAATGAATAGTGAAACTAGTAATACTTTAGTAGGTGCTTTAATTAAACGCTTAAATATTATAGAAAACTATACAGACTTATTAGAAAAACAATCACCTAGTTTACATGAAAATAAATTACATAAATTATTTATATCTACAGCTTATGCAGGTACTACAATGGGTGAACATATGATGCATAATACTGTATTAATGGCTATGTTAAATGAGTATAAATTAATTGATGGTAAACTTACAAATTATAAAGATTATAGTAGGAAATTGATTAAAAAAACTGAAACAGATAATATTGATGAAATTGATAAAAAAAACAAAGATTTATTAGATACATTCAATAATACACCTAGTTTAATAAATATGTTTGAATTAATAGATGGTGTAGCTGAAATTAAAAAAGATGAAAATGGTAAACCATTAATATCAGATATTCAATATGCTCAATTTAAATCATTAGTAAAAGGTGTTAATCAACATCTTCATGGTATTTATAATAAAGAAGATAAAGGTATTATTGAGAATAATGTTTTAGGTCAATTATTAATGCAATTTAGACATTGGATGCGACCAGGTTGGAATAAGAGGTTTAATAGTAGAGGAGTACCATACATCTTTCAAATATGGAATAGTAAAGAATTTGGTGAAAATCAAAACTATTGGAATGAACGTAGAAATGTTGAATCTTATGGAGATTATAATAGTTTAACTAAAGCATTAACTAGTGGTATTAAAGAACAATATATTGAACATCTTAATAATAAAATAGTAGATAATAAATTAGGTAATAAATCTTTAGCTATACTTTCAAGTATTTCATTAGGTATGTATAAACAAATAGTAAATGCTAGAATGTATTGGAATACAATGAATGATGAAGAAAAGTCAGGTGCTATAAGAGCAATTGCAGAATTAGGTATGGTTGCATTATTAATAACTGTTTATAGTTTAGCATTTGACGACGACGATGATGATAAATACTTTGGTAAAGATTTTCTTATATATCAATTAGATGCTTCTATTACAGAGTTATTAAGTTATGTACCTTTATACGGATGGGTTAACGAAGGTCTTAAAGTAACTGCAAATCCTACTGGAACATGGTCTACAATGTTAAAGTTATTTAAATTAACTAAAGAATTAGTAGAGTATCCATTTGTAAAAGAAGATGAACTTTATTATAAAAGAGGTGTACATAAAGGAGAATTACAATTAAAATGGATGTTTATAAACGTAGTACCAATTGGAGGACAAATAAATAGATGGATGAAGTTAGACGACCAAAACAAAGCATATAAGCAATGGGGAATGCCACAATAGGTATAAATGTTATAAAAAATAAAGCTGTTAGAAATGAATCTAACAGCTTTTTTAATGAAGAATAATTACAGGATTATTTACCTGTACTACCTAAACCACCATCACCCCTAAGTGTATCACTTAATTCATCAACTTCAATTACCTTTACTTGTACATAAGGTACAACTTCAATTTGTCCTATACGTTCATGATGTCTAATTATTAAATCACATCGTTTACTATTATATGCACCTATTAATAATTCTCCACGATAATCATTATCTATTAATCCAATTGCATTAGAAAACATTAAACCTTCTTTAATAGATTTACCACTTCTAGGTCTTAAATCAACTTTATAACCTTCAGGTGGTTCTATTGCAATTCCTGTATGAATTATCGCAGTTGTAAAAGGAGGTACTATAATTGTACCATTTGAATTAACATTTAATACACCTTTAATATTATATGCATCATAACATTCTATAATTTCATATGAAGATATATCTACACAAACATCCATAGCTGCTGCAAAAGGTGTTTGATATTTAGGTATTATAGCATCTACTGCTAATCTTTTAATTTTTAATTCCATTTATTTTACTTTTTCATATTCATAATTATTTTTAATACTATTAAAATATTTTCCTACACTAGTAGATGTTTTTAAAGTATTATATATTTCTTTTTCTACATCAAAATATCTAAATGTAGAATCATTTTTAAAAGTAATATATAATATACTCTTATCTTCATCATATCCTATATAAGATATTTGAGAAGATTGTACAGGAAACATTGATACACTATTTGTTTTCATAATCTAATCTAATTGTGATTGTTTTAATTTAAATAATTCATGTATTATTTTAGCTTCATGATAAGCATCATCATATGCTCTATGTTGTTCTAAATAATCTGTATTAGGAAAGAAATAATCCCATGCTTCTTGTACCTTAGGGTATTTATAGCCTGACATCTTTGTATTAGGTAACTTCATAATTGGTGTTAATTCTAACATAGGACAAGGATATAAACCTTTATTAAATTTAAATCCACGCATCTCAAAGAATCCTATATCAAAATTTCTATTAAATGCAGTACATTCATAATTATCAAATATATGTTGTAAAGATTTATTAATATATTTTATATTAACTCCATATCTTATTTCATCTATTGTTAAATTTGAATTTTGTATTATCCAACTATTAGCTATCTTTTCTTTAGTTATACCATCTTCATTAGTAACAAAGTTCATTAAGGCTTTAATTTCTCCTGTTTCTAAATCTAATGTACATATACCAATTTCTACAATTGCATCAAATTCTTTACTAAATCCTGTTGTTTCAATATCTATTACTGCTATCTCCATATTTAAATTATATTAGGTACTATAAATATCTTTTCAGGTTTATCATAACTTCTATCAAAATATTCATTTACACCATCCCATTCAGGAGATAACCAATCATATTGCTCAATAGCTTCATCTACATCTACAATACTACATTCTCTAATACCATCTGTATTATCATCATTAATCCATATAGGATTATAACCCATAAATACTGTAGGTAATTTCATTATATCTTCAAATGTTAATGAAGATACTTCAATCCATGTATTTGTTTCCATATAATTTTATTATTTAATTCTTAATCCTTCTGTACTAATTAGTTTAGGTTCTTTAGCTAAATATTCTTGATAATCTTCAACAGTTTCAAAATCACTTTCTGTTTTAGTAGATGTATAAGTACCTGTTTTTAAATCATCTTTTAATTTAGTTTTATCTAAAGTATCTGTAATATTAATATCTACATTACAATCTAATTCTGTAATTAAATTACTAATATCGGTTGTAATATCTGCTTTAATTATTTTAAATTTATATTCTTTTTTAATATAACTATCATGTTCCCATGTTTCATTTATATCTAAAGATTGTGATTTACTTGTATAAAATCTATATTCAGGTGTTTCAATAACTTTATTACCTGTTTTACCTGTAGTACCAAATTTTAATACAATACCTAAAATTAATTCTTTTAGCTTTTTAACTTTCTTATCATTTGATTCTATCTTAGAATTATATAATGATATTCTATTTTTATAATAAGTAGTATTATTTTCTAAATGGTCTATAAACTCTGCAAATTGTGGTAATCGTTCTTTAATTTCTTTTTCACTACCAAATAAACTTGCTTCTAATTCAGGTGTCATTTCACCTTCATTACTTTCTATTTCATTAAGTACTTCAAAATATTGTTCAATTAATTTAAACATATGATAAGCACTTGGTTCTTGTATATTATTTTCCATAAGGATTTAAATGTTTAGGAAATGTTAACTCTGTTAATTGATTAAAAAATTCATATTTTTCTTCATATGTTTTTAATGATATATAAATATTAAAATCATCATTATAGACACCTACATAATCTAATATAATAGTTGATTTTAATTCATATTTTATACAAATTGTAAGAAAGAATTGCCATTCTTTATATTCATTTATAAGGGGTATATATTTATTACAAAATGATATTAACCCTATTGCTTTAAAATCTATCATTTAATTAAATTTAAAAGGTGTTATTTCTAATTCTTTTTCATTGATTTCTTTAGTAACATTAGCTAATGTAAATTGACTTAATGTTCTTTCAAAATCATTTTGTTTACTAGTGTATTCATATCTCGAATATATATAATTTCTAAAACCTATTCTATTATTATATAATATCTTTGATGTTGAAAGTGTCATATTAGATGGACTACCCATTACACTAACTAAAGTTTTATTAAAATTAAAATTATTAAATAATTTAAAATTATCATTCATTATTTTAAATTCAACTTTGTTAATATATATTTTGTAAGTTTCCATATCTAATACAGGTGTTACAAAAATAAGTGTATTTATTAGATTTCTATAATTATTAAAATCAAATTCTTTATAATCTAATATACTACTAAATATAATATTAAATTTTTTAATATTTCTTGTTTCTTTAAAATTATTTAATATTAAATAATCAGTAGGATTGTCATAAATATAAGTAAATGTATTAACTGGATAGTCACCATTTAAATAATATTGATAATTATATTTAGTAAGGATAATTGTATTAGTTTCTATATTTCTATAGTCAGTTCTATTAATATCTAATTGCGTAGTTATATCATTAAATGCTGCTTCATCTATTATATATACTTTAGCTTTATTATTATTATTTAATATAGTATCTATTGTAGTTATATAACTATAATATAATTCTTCAATAAATATAACATCACATTTACTAGCAAAGTTATTTATATCTATTACATTATTTAATGAACCATTTAATAATTTATTTAAATATAATATATTTATTTTACAATTAGTATTACCTTTTAATACAGCAGGTAATTGATAAGGATTACTTATCATTAATTTTTGATAATCAATATTAAAATGTTTATTAATTTGATTATAATAATTAAGATGTTGTAAGTTTATATAAAAAGAATTATCTAAAAATATAAATCCAACTGTAGTATTAGCGTTTATTGAATTAAGCATAAAGTTTTATTATTTCTTATATCGTTTAGTAATTCTTTTTGTTCTTTAACACAATTTGTATAAAAACTATTAAAATAATTAGTATAACTTAGTGCAACTTGTTTTTTACAACCTAATGTACTTCTTAAAACATTATATAAATTTCTATAAAATAGATTAGGTATTTCATTGTATGTAACTAATTCATCACCTACATATAATTCAACATTTTTAACTATAAATTTATTATATGTATCAATCATAAATTCAATTTTATAATTTACAATAACATCACTTAATGTTTTAGAAAATTCAATTGTTAAATTAGCAGGTATTAAATTATTACTTATAGCGTAGTTTAATATTTTATCTTTAATATTATTGTTCATATTTATAAAATTAAAAAGGGTATATTTCTATACCCTTTAATGATGTTAATGTTTAACCATTAGCTGTAGTTAGCATAATGTTTATCTTATCTATTCTTGATTGAATTCTACAACGTACTAGTTTAATTTCAGTACTAAATGGTATTGATTCTTTATCTGTTGTTTCAAAATCATTATCTAATATATTTTGTAATACAGATTTAACTGCTTGTAATTCATTTGTTGTTAAATGTTCCATTATAAATAATTTAAAATTATTAATTCATCTTCTTTTATATAATTTGTAACTGTTGTATTTTTGATTATATAAAAATCATCTTTTAAGGGGTCTTCAAATCCTTTACTATGACAATAATAAATTTGTATTACATTATTACTATCTACTTCAATAATTGGCACAATATCGAATGACCCACCTATATAATTATTAGTTTGTCCTAAAACAAAACTTGACAAAAATACAAAAAATATTAATATTAATTTCTTCATAATTGTTAATTTTTGTTAAAAGTCTTTTAGTGCATAACAATATTTACAATGTCTATATTGTTTATGACTATCACTTGTTGTATCTATAAAACCATCAAAATGATTATTATCTTTACAAAATTGTTGATTAACTTCTACAGCTTTATTAATAAGATTTATTTTATCTTGTGCTATTTTTAAATCTCCTTCTAATGCAACTGATATAAATTGTATTTGTTCTTTAGTCATGATTAAATTTGTTTATAAATAATTCTAAAACTTCATCTCTAAACTTAATATCAATTGGTCTTAAATTAATACCTTGTTGTCCATCATTGTTTTCATCTTTATAATTAGTATAATAAGTATAATTGATAGTATAAATTTCATTAATATATTTTTTAAGAAATTGATAAGTATTAAAATAACTTTTATCTGTTTCATCAGGATTACCAATAATAATATTTAATATTGGTTTAGCACATGAATTTACAACATTACTAAAAGCTTTATTAAAAGTTCTAATATTAAAAGGTTTATTGTATTTTTGTAAAATGAAATCATTATAACTTTCTAATCCTATTTCTACAAATTTAATATTAGTATTCATAAATACATTCTTTATATTTTCATGCACTAAATATTTAGGAGAAGTTTGAATTATATATCCACAATAATGGTCATGAAAATTAGAATGATGTAATTGATAATCTGCTAAAGTTAAGTTTTCATTCCATTTTTTATCTTGAAAAAATGTTTTATCATCAATATAAATTAATTTATGATTTAATTTATTAATTCCATTACACTGATTTATAATTTGAGAATGACTTAATGATACAACTCCTTTATCAATAGTACAAAAACTACAATGAAAATTACAATTTTTACTTAGTTGTAATCTAGGTATAGTAGGTTCATTATTAAATAAAGAATAATCTAAACCATAATAATAATCAACTCCTAGTAATTTACACATAGTTTCAATAGAATCTACATTAGATATATTAACATATTGGTGAATACCTTGAAATGTATCATCTTCAATAATTGTATAACCGCCCATTATAAATTTAGTTTTAGTACTACAAAACATATTTTGTTCTATAAATCTTTTTATAATATGTTTATTACAATCCATTACTGAAAATAAAATATAATCATACCTATTTAAATTAGGTATTTTATTAAAATTATCAATAGTTATAATTTTAAATTCTAATTCAAAACTATTTTTTAAAGTATAAGTACATTCAGCTACCCATCTAGGTAATTCATAATAATCTTTATGTTTATAATAACCATCTTTCTGTGCATATTTGAAGAAACTATCTTCAAATTCTTGTTCTAATTCATTATTTGTTTTAATTAAAGTAGAACTTATTTGCAACATTAATATTTTACTCATAATCTCTAACTATTATAAAATTACTATGAAAAGGTACTTTTTTACTACTACTACGTTCATAATAAGATACTGTACCAAGTTTACCACGAACTTCATTACGGTCGTTATATAATTTTAACTTTCTATCATTACTCCATTCTTTTACTAAGTCACCTGGAATAGATATAAATGTTTCATTATTAATATCATTTTTAAGTAATACTTTAACAACTTCTACACCGTTCTTATTACCTTCATATATAACATCTATAATTCTAAATTCAGAATCTTTTAATTTTTTAAATTTATACATTCTAGAATCACGTTTACCATAATTATATTCAGTATATAAACTACGTATTATTAAACCTTCATATTTTAAGTCTATAAACTTATCTCTTAATTCAACAAGTTCATCTAATGTTATTAAAGTTTCTAATAATAATGGTAATGAATATATTTTAGGTGAGAAGTTAAAAAACAATCTATTTAATAATAACAATCTTAATATTTGTGGTAATGGTATATCTAAATTTAAATCATATAATACATAATCAATATGTTTAGAATCACCTGTATGTTTATAAGGAATACCTGTTGTACTAGAAATTAAAGGTACACAATTTTTAATATCTGTTAGTGAATATCCATGTTTATAGAATTCTCCATCTAATTCAATATTAAATTTAAGTTTATTATATACAGTTGTTAATAATAAATCTTCTATAACTGGCATATAATATTCATTACCTTCTTTAGTATTAAATATTAATTTATATTCAGGGTCGAATAAACCTACTGTTGTTTGTTTAACTTTTCTAGTTTTACAACGTACACCATTTAATTTATATTGATATGCATATGCAAATTCATTTAATTGTTTATGAATTAGCATTAAAGGATTATACTTTTTTGCTAACATTGGGAGTTTTATATTTTCTACATTATTTATATAAGGTTTACTAAAATCTAATTCATCTATAGATTCTGTAGTTAACCATTTACCATGTTTAAAATATAATTCTAAATCAGAAGTAATTCTTTTATTACATGGTACAAAGAAGTTTTGTAAATGTAATAATACATCTTTAGAATTATTTATAATTACAAATAATTCTCTCTCGATATTTACACATATAGCAATATCTTTTGTAGTCTTATAATAATACATCTTCTGATTCTTTTATAGTATTTAAATTAATAAATAACATATGAGTATATCTTGATTCTAAACTATGTAATACATTTTTAAGTACACTGTTAGCATCTTCAAACTTTATTAAAGATTTATTTATATGAAATTTATTTTTAATAATATCAAAATAACTTTTACAAGGTCTGTCATTAACATCTTGCATAAAAACATAAGGTAAATGTTTAAAACCATCCATTATATTTTTATCTTTAACTGTTCCATCACCTATTATACTATTTTGAGTAAAATAATATTTATTATAAAAATCTTTAATAGGTAATTCATTATCTTCTTTAATATTTTCATATTCTTCTTTAGTTATTAGAAGTAATATAATTTTAATATCTATATGGTGTATTTGAAATCTTCCATATTTAGGATTACGTACATATAGAAATGTTTCATCACCATTTTCTATTTGTAAAACATCTGATTTATCAGACAATATTGTATCAGGGGTAAAATAACTAAAGTTGTATGCTTTAGGATATTTTGTTTGTAATAAGTTTACTAGGTGTTTCATAATAATTAATTATTAATTTATAAAGTTTATCAACATATCTAAATCCTTTTACTTTGAATAAATCAGCAATATCTTTTAAACCTTTAAAATAAGGTCTATATTTATAATTTACACAAAAGGATGTAAAATCCATAACATCTAAATCCTTATTTAGAAGTTTTGCAGTTTTATTTACAATAGAAGTTATTTCACTATATGTAAATATAATATTTTCAAATTTTAATCCATTAATATATAGTAATATTAAATTAGGGTCTAACATCTTATAATAAAATCCAGTTAATAAACCTTGTTTATCATAATCTAAAACCATAATTGTTTTCTTATCACTATATAATTGTTCATTGTTGTAGTCTAAACTATTTAAAATAATTGATTCAGACTGTAATACTTTGATGTTTAAGTTTTTCTCTAAACCCCCATAGAAAGATAAGGTAGAAGTTAGGATACGTTCTTTTTGAGATTTTACATATATAATTCTATCACAATAATAATTTTTATTATCTTCTATTGGAGAATGTCCATTAGTAATAAATCTTACAACATTTTTTACTTTTAATCTATCAGGAAAATAAGCTTTTATTATATCTATATTATGTTCATCTTTACCTAAATAATAAACATAACATCTATCTTTAAGTCTATATTCATATACTACATTATTAAAAGTACTTATTTTTTTAACAACATATACTTTACTATTAAATAATGTATCTAGTAAAACTTTACTAAATTCTTTATCATTTGAATATTGATGCCAATACATAAAGTCATGAGTTGTCCAATCTTTTAGTTCTATAAAATATTGTATTGTTTTTTGTTCAGTTATAACTTTATTTTTAACTGTAATAGACCTTGTAAGTTTACTATTATTTTCTTTATTAAATACTAATGAATTTATAATATCGTTACATACATATACAAAATCTTCTTTATTATAAATATTCTTATTTAATGTCAATGCAGCAATGTCATAACAATCACCATTATATATACTACAAGCAAAATCTTTACATCTTAGTTTTATACCATATTTAGTATTTTGTAATTTAAAACCTAAAGATGGTTTTTTATCATCTCTTAATGGATTACGTATTTTGTTAAGTGTATTTTCTAAACAGTATTCAATATCAGCTATATCTACTCTCATATAATGAGTAAATATATCAAATTGACTTACGCCTGAATCTTCAATTAATTTTATTAATGACATATTAAATAGATATAAAAAAAGGGCTATAAATTAATATAACCCTTTTTTAAAATTAGAAACAATTAAACATCGTCAATGTTTACGTTTCCACGTGGTTTAGAAGCTGCAATATCATCACCTGCGGAAGGATTGACTTTTACATAAGTAATTGCTTCGTTTGCATATACTTCTAAACTTGTAACTAGGCGTGTGCCATTCATTACTAACGGTTCAATAAAACCTTTACCTACGAAATTAGGGAATTCAAATTTATTATTTAAACTACCATCTTTTTTCTTAGCATAAATTAATTTCATGATTTGTTTTTTACCTGTAAAGATAGGATTACCATCTGTACCTTTATTAAAGTAATTTACAAATGCTTCATAAAATGCTTTAAAACTAGCTAATCTTTCAGCAGCAGGTAAACTAAAATCAATATCAGGAATAACAACTTTAGCATTATAATTAGCTACAGCTTTGTAACTACTTAAAATATGCATAAGTCTTTTGTATTGTTCCATCATAAGTGATTCCAATTTATCATCTTCAATAGGTTCACCTGCGTTTGTAACTGCTACGATAGGATTTTCAATATGTTTATAGATACGGTCACGACCATCTACATTTTGTTTGAACTCGATTAGAATAGATGATACATTCATACCATGATATTCATAATCTTCTTTACTATCTGTTGATAGTTTTTCAATAAGTTCTACACGTTTGATAGTTCCACTACAAAGATTATTTAATTCAGGTTGTGCTTTAAAACCTAATACCTGTACTACTTCTTCTTCTGTATTAAAACTAATACGTTTCTTGTTTTCAACTGTTTTTGCCATACTATGTTAATTTAAAATTATTGATGTTTGATTAAGTGATAAAAATAAAGTGTAGTATTATTACAATACTACACTCTAAACTAAAAATGGTGATTAATCTTCTGCTACGTCATTATCTTCATCCATATCTACAACTTCGTCAGTTGTATCTACAGTTACATCAGCGTTTTCTTTTGCAGTTCTACGAGTTACAGCTTTTTGAGTACGTTCTGTCAACATAAACATTTCAACTGTTTCACCTTCGTAAGTAAATGTACCTACACTTACTGGTTTGTATGTAAGAGCAAATGCTAATACATCTTTATCTAAAAGAACTCCTAGTTCTTGAAGAATTTCAATACCACCTTTTACACATTTTGGGTCGTCACTAAAGAATGGTGCAAATCCACCTGCGTATGTAAATGTATATTTTGTACCTGCAAGAGTAAGTTTAGCACCTATTTCTCCTGTTGTTTTATATACAAAAAACTTATCGTTTAAGCCTTCTGCATCTTCATTGTAGATGATACGTACTTTATCACCTTTTTCTAAACCCATTATTTTAGCAGCAGGTTCATTAATTTCAAAACGATTGAAACTAGATGTTGCTTTGAAAATTGGATTTGTTTCTACTGGTTTTTGACCTGGTGTAATTGAACCGAAATTAAAATTCATAATACTTGTTGTTTTTAATTGTTAATAAAAAATTGTTAGTTAAAAAATTGTTATTATTTATCCGTTTGTATAGGATTTCCTGTTTTGTCTAATATAGTTGTTACACTACCTGTTTCTGGATTTACATCATAATTTCTACCTTCTAAATCTAATAATTCAGAATAGTCATAAACTCCCATTAATAAATCACTAGCTATTTCTCTAGAACCATATGTAAAAGCTCTTGTAGCAATCATTAAAGATGTGTATTTAGTCCAGGGGGAGTACGCATTACTAGGATATAAACCAGCTTGTTTAGCATCGTTTAAACTAAATCTACCATATTTAACATCTGTATACCAAGTACCATCTATGTCTTGTTTCTTACGAGTAAATGTATATTCTGTTAAATAATCATATATTAGTCCATTGCCTTTATCGTCTTTATCTAAGAATACAACTGGGTAATTACCATCTGCTATAACTCTTGATACTACAGCTTCATTATCTTTAAACTTATCTATAACAAAATAATTACTAGGTACATTAGTAGAATCATGTTGTATTAATTCTACACCACGTTTATGTAAATATCTATAAATAGGTTGATAATTTCGTGTACATTCAAATCGTACACCTGCGGATGGTTTAGTAAGTAATGCTTTTACTATATGAATATCTATACCTGTTTTACCATTTATTAAATGTATATGAGGTAAAGCATTAGCAAATCCTATATTTAATTCTTTAGCTTTTAATAAAACTAAAGCACCTTCCCCTACTGTTTTTATACCTGAACTTTTACTACCTACTAAAGATTGAATTATATCACCCCAATTAGTAAATGAAAAGTTATTGTTTATAACAGCAACATTTGAAGGACGTTCATCTAATGAATCAGTTTTAATTATTTCTTCTGCAACTTCTTGAATTGCATCATTAATAATTTCAATATTTTCATTAGGATTTTTAGAGATTTCTCCCTTAGAATCATTATTATTGTTTTCTGTTGACATTTTTAATAAATGATTAGGTTACAAAGATAATAAATTTATAGTAGTAAATGCAAATTAATCAAGGATTATTTCAGAAATACTTTTTATGTATTGTGGTGGATAACTATTTTCCTTTTGTCTAGTTTGTAATTTAACTTTATCCCTAGATGAATATTTAACATCATCATTAGTAAAGTCATCAAAATAAACATTTACAATACCTACAGTTTCATTTTCATTAAAAGGATTAATAGTATTTACTCTATTCTTACGTTGTTTATATGAAACTGGATTAGTACTACCACTACCTACAATTGCAAAATTCATATCTGCAATATCTAAACCTTCATCTAATGAATTTACAGTTACTAATATCGAATATTTATTATATTTAAAGCCATCTATTGTTAAATTTCTAAGACTTGTTTTACCAAACATCTTAGGTTTACCAATATTATTACCTGTTTTATAACATATAATCTCTCCATTATCATCTTTTAATACTGTAGATTCTATCTTAGAATGAAAGCATATAGCTTTATTACCATGTCGACTATTTATCATATCAGTAATATAATTTGCAGTAGGGATACTACCACAAAATATAATTATCTTTTTATCAATAAATGTATCTACTAATTCTAATATAGCTAATTTTTTAGTTATTGAATCATTTATAATACTATTTCTTTTATCAATATAAAATTTAAATTTATCACTTCGAGTTTCAATATATAAAGGATTAAATATATCATTTATTGTTTTATTATATTGTGTATCTAATGGTAAATCTTTATGCCAACCTTTTGTATAAGCAATCATTTTACGTACTTTATCAGGTTTGATAAAATAATTTAAATGTTCTACCCAATAACCTGATTGACATTTTATTAATAATTCAAAAGTATTTTTAAATTGTATCTTACTACTTTGTAATCCAACTTGTGTATTAAAGTCCCATGTAATATTTTGCATTTCTGCATTAACAGAATCAAATAATTTTAATGTTTCTGTAATATATTCAGTGTATTTAATATAAGCTAATTCTTCATCTTCTGAAAAATTAATTCTATAATTAAATTCTTTATAGTTAGAAATCCATTTATTCTTTCTAGCATCTTCTTCAGTTATAACATCTATAATAGGATATACTTTATAAAATTCTTCATTATCTTTAACAGGTGGTAATGTACCACTTAATCCTATTATAGACAATCTTAATTTTCTTACAATATTTCCTAATTCAATTATAAAATTATAAGCATCTTCACTAGTATATTTATGAATTTCATCTAATATATACATATCAGATTCAGATACTTCAAAACTATTATCTTTATATTTATTTAATATAGTATTAATAGTATATACTTTAAAGTTATGTATTTGATATTCATAAGGGACTGTATTATTATAAAATAATATACTATCTTCCCATTGGTGTAATAATACTTCTTTAGATACAATTATACGAATATTAAATGTATCTGTATAACTTTTATCTATTTTAAATTTAGAAGCACATTTTAAGGCAGTTAACGTCTTACCAAAACGAGGTACATAATCAAATATACCTATGTAATTTAGTTCAACATATCTTGCGACACCCCTTGATTGTCGCATTGTTTTCGATTCTATTTCATAGTTCATTGTTTTTAGTCAAAAAGTGTACCACTTCTAGCATTTTGTTTTTTGTTTGAATTTTTAAGTTTCTTAGTAATTAAATTGTGAATATCATCAATTATATCTTGTGTTTGTTTTATATAAAATAAATAATTAATATTATAATCTTTAAAATCATCATATAATATTAAATCATTCATAATTGTAACATATTGTTTTTTTAATAATGAGGAACTACGTTCTTTATTATCACCTAATGATTTACTTTTTATTAATACACTACCTGATTTACTTGCATAAAATCTAATAGTATGTTGTAATTCATATTCATTAATTAATACTTCATCTTCACCAAAATTAATAAGATTTATTTCTTTAGGAGAATAACCACGACCTATCTTTTGTGCTATAAAAAAATCATGTATATCTTTATGATTTTTAATAGTATCTATAATAGGTTTATTGTTTACAAAGTACTCATATAAGGCTATAGAGATAATAGGCATATTATATCCTTTTTTAAGATAATCATGTAATTTAGTTTTATCTTTTGTAAAGATACCTTTTTCTTTTACACTATCATCTTCTTTAATTGCAATATAATTATTTACATCTCTACCAATATATTTTTTATATTTAACAAATTCTAATTCATAATCTAAATATTCAGACCATTTATTACAAATAGAATAATATAATTCAGCTTTATCTTTAGGTACTTTAGATAAAATACCATCTGTATTTGCAGATATGACTTGAAATCCATTTTCTGTTAATTCTTCAACTAACATCATAAGTGATAATTGTCCTGTAATTGTTACCGCATACATTATTTTCATATCATAAAATGGAGAATATTCATCACCAAGTTTACCAAAAATAATATTAACAACAATCTTAAGAATATCTGCTTTTGAGGATAAATCTGTTCTTGTAGCTTCGTCTAAAGTTCTATCTTTAGCTTTATGTTTACTATCTAATCTTTCATCTCTTATTAATTTTACAGTAGGTACAAAATACTTTTTAGGTATATGTTCAGGAGATAATCCATTATTAATAATAATTGTAGGATAATAGGAACTAACATCAGCATCTATTATATCAAATTCATCTGTTGCTGTTATAATTTTAGGTCTATCTTCTGAATGGATACCACCTGTTGCAAAATTATATTTAACGTCATTATGTATAAATGATAATGTAAATCTTTTTTTAGAACCTACTCTAATAGTTGTATTAAATATTGTACTAAATAATTCTTTAAATTTATCTGTTCTAAAAACAATAAGAAAAGGAATTATATCTGAAAACTTAACTGTATATCTTTCAGTTTGTAAATTTCTATCTAATGCTCGTCCACTAATTTGTTTATAATATTTAGCTAATATTTCAGTTGCTAATTTACTTCTACTATAACTTTCAGAATATAAACCATATAATTTATTAGCATCTAATCTTGACTTTAATTCTTTATTTCCATAATGTAATAATTTCTTAGTTATTAATACGTCATTAATATTATAATCTATTACATTACTTATTTCAGTACTACTAAAATTAGATTTAGTATGTTCATATGGTAAATCTTGTATTCTATAATGTTTTAATAAAACAGCTATAAATTTAAGACTTACTGTATTAATATGATTTAGTTTCTGTAAATCAACAGTAAAATACTTAGCATTAAATCTACGTATATTACCTAATCGTGTATTTATATCCCAACCTTTATCTTTACCTTCAATAATATCATTTGATATACCTTTAATAAAAGTATTAAAGTTTTTCTTACTACATTTATCACTACCATAATATAGTAATATAGTATTTAATAGTAAATCATCATAATCATGATTATTATAACCATATAAAGTAATTGGTTGATTTATAAAATCTACTAATGGTCTTAAATTAAAATTATTCTCTTCTACTATAAATATTTTACCACCTATAGATTCAATGTATTTTATCTTATCGCTAATTAGAAATTCAGAATGTACACCATTTACACAAGTATCATATTGTTCATATGTTACTAATTTATCATTAAGTGTTTTACTAGCAGGAATAAATGTAGCTGTAAATAAAGAATTAAAACATTCTAAATCATAAACATAAGCACTCATTATATAGCTACTTCTAATTCTAGTTTATTAACAATTGTATTAAATGCTAAATTAGGTTTTGTGAATTCAGTACCACTTGTAGGAATATAATCTATATTACTAGAATATAACTTAGTAAATCCATTAAATAAACCCCAAGCTGTACTACCTTTTTCTAACATTTCTTTTTGTATAGATTTATTTATATCTATTAATTGATTTTGTTTTCTTGTAGATAATTCTGATTTAGTTGGATTACGTAAATAATAATCATATACTTGTTCATCAACATTTTCTACATTAGCAATAATAGATTGTACAAACTTAGATGTAATAGGTATATTATTCATAGTCTTAAATATTTTAATTAATTCTAATTCATATTTAAGAATATTATTAATACCTTCTGTATAATTATTTAGTTTATTTACATTAGTTTCAGTATGTTTAAATCTAGTAGCTTCTTTATAAACTTTATTAAATGTATTTTTACAACTAACAACTGTATTAGTTGCAGCGAATCCAATACTCATAGTTCCATCATTAGAATTTAAAATACTAATTCTACGATTAATAATATCTTTATAATTAAAGTTATAATTTTCAATACCAACTGGTTGTAATAATAATTGTAGATATGTTAACCTACCTTCATCTTGATAACCACCTGTAACAGAATATGGTAGATTTAAATCTTTGATAGAGTTTAAAAGTAATTCAATCATGTCTTCATTTTGTAAAGGTTTATATACACCTTTAACAACTCCTAAACATATTTTATCTTTAAATAAACCAAATGATTTTGAATGTCTATTATCTTCTGTAATTAATGGTAACTTTTCTATTTTCCAATTTAAATTACATTGTGTTAACAATGAATTTTTAATTTCATCATATGTCATACTTTTAATATTTCGTTAGTTATTTCTTTTATTTCTTTTTCAAATCGTAAAAGATTAGTATCTTTAAAAGTTAACACATACTTATTACGTTTTGCAAATTCAGAATATTTAATAATATTAGTACTTATTAACTGACTAACTTTTATATCTATATATGTTTTACCAATAGATACTTCAAAATTATTATTAATAGTTATAATAAAACTAAGTATTTTTGTTTTATCTTTTAATTCTATTTCCATAAAGTTTTTAAATATTCATAATCAGTATTAATTTTAGTAGTATAAATATTATAAACTTTTTCAAAAAACTTATAATATAAAGAGTGTAAATGAGGATTATTTATAATATACATAGGATGATATATGGTAAATATATATGTACCTTTTTTAGTTATAAATACTTTGTTTTTATTAAATGAAATCATAGGTTCTTTATTAAATATTGCATTATGTGCTACTCTACCAAGTAATATTATTACTTTAGGTTTAAGTGTTTCTAATTCTATATTTAATAATTCTGAACAATTTCTTAATTCAACAATAGTAGGTTTTCTATGATTAGGTACTTTACATTTAACTGAATATGTAAAATAAATATTAGATAAATTAAATCCTACTTGTGTTAATAAAAGTCTTAAATAAGCAGCTGATTTATTATTAAAATTAATACCTGTTTTATCATCTTGATAAGATGGACTTTCAGATAAAATTACAATATCAGAATACTTACTATCAGTACTTAGAATAACACAATTTCTATTTCTAGATACATCACACTTTGTACAATTTTTATAATCAGATAACAACATAATTATTTTTATTTGCTCTACTTAAAGCTACATATAATAATTTATTACGTAATTCTTCTGCTTTAGGATTATAATAATTATTCTTAACTAATTTACCATTAGTAAAATAAATAATATCATGTATATCAGTAAATACATTTGTAAATGTACTACCTTGTGATTTATGCGCTGTTATACTATAGTTATAATTTAAATCTCTATTAGCATATGTAGTTTTACCATGAGGTGTAGATATAGGTATATCAATCATTGTTAGAATACTATTTTTAAAATCATAATATTCTTTCCATTTATCACGTCTAGCACCATGTGTAGCTTTAACAGCAGAGGTGTGTAACGTAGTTAATTTATTAGTATATTTAACTAATGATTCATAATGTTTATGATTTAATACTTGAAATGTATATTGAGTACTTGCAAATTCAGATTTTAATTTAATATAAAATACTTCATAACCATAATCATTAATACCTTTTACTACATTTGTAACTTCATATGTTTCAGAGTTAATTAAAACTAATGTTAGAAAATCATCATATATATTATTATATCCCATTAGTAAATCACCTTTTACTAGTATGTCAGTTGATTGAGTTATTTCACGTCTTATATCATAAGCGTAGTTATTAACTGTTTCATTCTTCCATGCTATATATTGAAATTCTTTAGGATTAGATGTAAACTTTTTATATAATAATGAATTAAAATCTTCTCTATTTAAAATTATTAATCCTTCATTAGTTTCTTTATTATGATATTTAAAAGCATCACAATATGTTACTTCCTTTAAGAATGTATCTCTTGATTTCTCAATATCATATCTTAACATTTGTAATAAATCTATTACAGGATTTGTATCTTTTTGTCGAACTATCTCTTTTAATTCTACACCATTTTCACTAAATGTAGAAGATATAGTTTCATTAATTGGAGGTAATTGATATTTATCTCCTACATATATAATTTTTACATTATATAATCTAGCTTTAGATTCATTTAATTGTTTAAGACTTCTATTCACTTGTGAACATTCATCTACTACTAATAAGTTAAAGTATTGTATTTGAGGATTACCAAAAGGGTCAAATTGAGGATTACTAATATCAAAATTAGCTAAATCAGTATTAGGTCTAAGACCATGTAATGAATGTAAAGTTTTACCTGTAAACCCTGTTATCTTTTCAACAATTCTTACAGCTTTATGAGTAGGAGCAGTTACAGCTATTTTTAAATGACTACATTGATTATTTAAAAATTCATTTAAAACTGTTGTCTTTCCTGTACCAGCAGAACCACTTAATGTAAATATTAAATTTTTACTTTTTATAAATTCATTAAGTTTTGTGAATGCTGTACGTTGGTCTTGTGTATATGTTATGTTACTTTTTAAGTTTAGATTAGCCATATTTAAAATACTTCATTGTTAAAATGTTTAATTAATTGTTTAAAAAAATAAGTAACTGCTAAATCGTAGTTAGTTAAAATTCTATCTTTGTTATCTTTCATATAACAAACATATTTTGTAGTATCAGTAGGACTTTCTATACCTATTTTGTATTTATCATTATTATACGTATAAATAGAATATCCTACTGCGGAAGCAATAATTGTATAACCTAATTGTTCTAAATAATCTATTAAAAAACCTAATTGTACTACAAAGTCTTTATTCAATAAAGTTTCAGTTTTAATAGAATATTTACTATCTAGGAATAAAGATAAATGAGTATTTACCTTGTCAGATTTTTTAATAATTTCATATTTCATTTCTTAACTACATCATATTTAGTAACTATATTAAGTTTATTAATTGTAAAACTTACAGTAATACCTGGTTTAATATCAGCCCAATACTTTTGTAAATATGCTATAGCTGATGTATTAACACCTGTATTTTCTTTTCTAGTCCATTCTGAATATACTTTATTTTCAGGTCTAGTATATAGAACTTTACTTTTAAGATTTATTATTTCATCAGGTAATAAATAAATTGTATTATTAGATGATTTAATATGAAAATTATTATTTAAATATATGACTTTACCTTTTTTTATACTTCCTTTAAGCTCTACTGCATTAAATTTAAAGTTCATATTTATGTTTGATTTTTAAGAACAGCTGTTTGATTTTCTTCAAGCTTTTGATTTATAACATTTGCTATTGATTTAATATCATAATCATTACCTGCAATATAAATAATTAATGCAAATAATATTTTACTTATTTCAAATGTTTTATTTAAATCAGTTACACTTAAAGCTAATTCTTTAGCGTGTTCAAGGTTTTTCAACTTATCTTCATCTGATAGATAGGATAATAAAATTGTTGCTTTATCAACTAAATCTTCATAATAAGATATATTTACATTTAAAACAAAAGAAGTTTGTAAATTAATTATTAATACTGAAGTTAAATTATTACGTTGTGTCATAATTATTGCTTCTTCTAATGTAGAATATTTACAAACTTCTTCATTTTCTTTATGTAATTCTAATGTTTCTTTTAATAAAATTATATACATTTTTTTATTATTATTTGTCCATTACCATTATATAAATACATACCTTCTGATATTAATAAATCTATACTATGTTTGTATCGTTTATTCATAATATCATGAATTATATATTTACCATCGTAAATCCATGTTCCTGTTAATTCAATAGTATCTCCATAATTAAATCCTTGTTTTAACAAATCTCTACTTATAGCACACCATTTATTTGAAAAAGGGTCGTCTTTAATTATACTACCATCAGCTGTTATATTAGGTGTATTATCACATTGCCAAACTGTAGGATAATAAACTGATACATCAACATTTAAAGTATCTGTAATAATATTAGATAATTTACCTTCTATATTTACCACACCAACTTCCTTGTCCATAGGTAATACGTAAAAGGAAAGCCATATTAATATACTTCCTATACTCAGTATCATTAAGATTTTCAATATTGTTTGTTTCATGTTCTTGATATTTAATTGATATTGCTCTATATAAAATTCCATTAAATCTATAAATACTTCCTATTAAAACATCTTTATGTGTTTCTTTAGTCATATAATTATAATCAAAACGATAACCATTTGATTTTCTTTTATAACTATAAGTACGATTATCGAAATATCTATAACTACGGTTAGTTCGTATTTTGTTTACACTTTTATATGTAACTGTACGATAATGTTTACTAATTTTACGACTTCCACCACCATTACAACTATTAGATTGTTCTATATAATAAGGTTCTATATATAATTTCTTATCAACTATAATAGGTTTATTATAACGATATGGAATAAATCGTACAGTTGCTTTAGAACTATACGATTTATCCAATGGTCTAAAGTTCTGACCCATATTTATATTTTCTTATGAGTTATTACTTTAGGATTTAATAGTTTTTCTTTCTTATATCGTTTCTTTAATTGACCTGATTTAGTTGTGTACCATACACCTTCATCTTTCTTACCATCACGTATTTTAATATGGTTAACAACTTGTTTAGTTTTTTGAAAACCTTTTAATTCAGATTCAGGTTTATTATGTTTACGACTATATTGTTCACTAGGAACTGTATAATTACAAGGTTCTGTTACTTCAACACCTTCACTATTCATAAAAGTTCTACTAAACTTAACTTCAAAGCCTTGTTTATATCTTTCATAAATATCACGATATGTAAATTGTAATTCATTATCAGGAGTACCACCTACATTTAACTTAGCTTTAATTAATTCTAATTTAGTTAAACATTCTATTACACCTGTTTTAATATTACATATATAAAATTTTTTATTTTTATCTTTAATAAAAACTTCATGTATATTATCTACATTAGGCATTTCAACTTCCATTGTTTCACTAGTAGTTTCTACTTCTTGAGTAGTTTCTAAATCTTGTTTTTCCATTGTTTTAAATTTAATTATTAATTACACATTTCTATTAATTCTAATACATAGTCAGGTTCTAATCCTTGTTCGTATAAAACATTTTCAGGATTCTCACCATTTTCTACATCTTCAATCATGTTATTTAATATTTCATCTACTATTTCAGGATTCATATTATTTTGATTTAATAAAGCTTCTCTTAGTTTCATATTCTGATTTTAATTTTTTAATAATTATATTAATATCTTCTTTTAATTCATTATTAGAATAATATTTATTTTTAAGTTCTTTAAGTAATGTAAAAATACTTTTACGTTTAGCTTTAAGTTCTTTTTCTTTAATTATTGTTCTTCTTGATACAGGTTTATTATGAATTTTATGTTTCTTTAAAGCATTAATAATAGTATTATTATGTAATAAAGTTTTTGTTTCTTTATGTACAAATACTGTATTACCATCTATAATCTTTTTATTATATTCTTTTGCTTTATCTTCTGTTACATTTTCAATATATTTAGTATCGTCATACGTAGTATCTTGATGTTTCCATTCATACTTTTCATTAAGTTTAGAAGTATGATATGTAACATCCCAACTTTGAGGAAGACATCTATCTCTATCTAAAGGTAGTTGACTAGGTTTAATATTATAACTTTTAGATAATACATCAAGGTTACACACAAATAAATTACCTGAATATAAATTTCCTTTAGGTTTATTTACTATACTACCATGATAATTATCACTATATATAATATCTTCTTTTGTAATAATATTATTAATAAAATTATAATATTCTTCTTTTTTACAAGTAAAAGTTGTTACAAAATTATTATAATTATTTTCATTTTTAATATATACTATTTCTAAAGTATTACCTATATTTGTATCTTCTTTTAATCTAGGATATAATATAAAATTTTTAGTATAAATATTCATACTATATCCTAATCTTAAAAATATAAGAAATGCTAATTTTAAACCTTCTCCATGATGTCCTATAGCATCAACATTACCATTTTTATTAGAATTACCAATACGCAAAAACTCTAATGAATTAGGGATATAAGAATTAAGAATAGCTACTTTAATCATATCATTTGGTAATAATTTTACTTTAGTTGTATAAATACCATAATCCATATAATTTTGATATATTTCTCTTAATGCTTCATTTATACCCCATTTAGGTAAATATTCTATTCCAAAGCCATAATTAATAGTATTCATAATTTAATCAATTTTAATATTATCAAAAATACCTACATATCTACTTTGAAATTCCTTTAACATCGGAATCATTATCTCTCTCATTTGAGGATGTGCTGCTTTACTTGTACGTTGTGTAAATATATGATGCCATTCTTGTAAATTAGCAATCATATTAATTTCAGTTTTAAGAGAATTAGGAAGTACACTTCTAGCTATTTGAGGAGGTTCACCTGCTGCAATTAATTTATTATAAGCAATTTCACAATAAGTTATTGTATCTAACCATATATTTAAACTTTCTAATGGGTTTTTTAAATGAGGATAAATATCAATATATCCAACTTCACCTATTTTACCATCTTCGCTATAATTACAATATCTAGTAGATTCTTGTGCATATCCAACAGGACGATGTCTTACTAATTCATGACTAACTCCCCTATCACAAGTAATAAGATAATGTTCTCTTATATGATGTACTGTTTCAAATATAGATAAATCATCAGTAGATATAAGTACTATACTATTTCCTAATTTTTCAGTATTATATTCAACTATTTCATATAAATCTTCAAAAAGAAATTTATAATTACTATATAATAAATGAAATAATTCAATATCATATAATTCTACATTGTTAGTTTTAATAAAATATTTAAAATATTCTCTATAAGTTCTAATACTAGCAGATATTAAATATCTATTTTTAAATTCATCGTATGTAAATGTAAAATATTTAGAATTAATTTCTTCTATATCTAATTCATTTTCTAAATAGTTAGTAAATTGCATATCATTGATTATAATATCATAATATTCTTTAGGTAAAGAAATAATGGGATGATATCCAAATTCAAGAACTGCTAAATGTCCCCTATCTATAATAGTATTTTTAAGTAGTTTACGACCACTAATAGCATTTTTAATAAAAGGTACAACTGTAGTAAAATCAGCATCTGTAATTCTACCTTCCCAATCATCTACTTCTCCAATACATTCAAACTTACCTTCTGACTTATAACAAGTTCTTGCAGCTTGTTCAATATTTACTATCATACCTTCTTCATAATCTAGAAGAGGTATATGTTGAAATTTAGGTTTTATTAATTTCATTTTTTTATTTATTAAATTTAAACTTCTTTACTTAAAATATAAGAATTATATTCTTGTTCAATAGGCACTTTAATAACTTTTAAAGTATTTAGACTAGATTCTAAATATAATATTTTAGCATCATTAGATAAAAATTCTATACGTCCACATAATTCTTTAGCTATTGAACTATAAGGTGACTTGTTATTTTTAAGTCTATCTAAATCTTCTTCAAGTTGTGCTATAGCTTTATTTAAATTTTCTAAATTACTATTTAGTTTATTTATATATTCTAATTTTTCTTTTGTAATCATTTTTATTTTTATTTAAGTTTCCAATTATGATTAATTAAATCATCTTTAGTTATATAACATTGTGGGTTATTAACCATTAATTTTACAAGATATTCATTATTATTTAAAACAGAATAAATAAGTAATTCATTAGAATCATCGTCGATATCCACTATTATATTATTTTTATATAAGTTTTGATTTGAATATATAATGAAAGGTTTACGATACAAACCTAAATTTAAAGTTTCATCTTTAGTTGTAATTTTTATAATATGTTCAATATTATGAATAGAAGATTTAATATCTAATGTTTTAATAAGTTGTATAAATTTACCATCATCTGAATTAACAAAATAATCAAAATAATTATTATTATTATACCATTGGTGCATCCATGATTTATTAATAACAGATAAACTAATAAACATTATATTGTGTTCTTTAGCATACTTTTCACATTCTAATAATAATGTATTTCCAATACCTTGTCTTTGAAAATCTTCATATACATATAAATCACTAATCCATATAGAATTAGGACTATTATCATATAATGTAAGTTTAACAATTCCTAAAGTTATTAATAAAACAGTATCTAAATATGTAATATAAATATATTTATTATTATCATCATTAAATTTACATTCTAGGATATTTATTTTAGTATTTCGTTTCATATTATTTTTTCTGTAATTAATATTAATTTAACAGCTTCGATTAATTCTTCAATAGTACCATTATTATCAATAGTATAATCAAAATCATAATTATCTAAAGCTGTTTCAGATTCATGAGAACTTCTTATTAAATGTACATCATCAGCATAAGATTTAAAGATTCTTTCTCCTGTATCTTTAAGAATTTCTTTTTCTAATTCTAACCATGTATAAGTATCTCCTAAATATGTATATAGAGGTCTATTAACTCTAATTATAATCCCATCTCTATCTTTAATAGCTTTAGCTTCATTTTCAAAACGACAATCTGTAATAATCCAATTATCTTTAGGAGTATCAACACCATATCCGTCTACAACTCTTCCACAATGTTCACAAAAATGGTCTTTAATACCTGGTGTATAATCAATACGTTTGTTACAGTTAGAACACCTATAGTAAGAATCTTCATACTGATTCATCAACGCATTAACCCAAATATTAGGATGAATTATATTTCTACCACATTCAGTTCCTAATAATTGAAGTAAAAGTCTAGGTGTTAATATTTCTTTTGTTACAAGAGATTCACTAAGAGATAATGAAAATTCTTTATGACTATCTTTATAAAAAGTAGCATCGTTAATATTACTAAATAAAGGAGTTATTCTTCTATTATAATAACTATCCATACCTTTATAACCACCTTTATAATAATAAACTGCCCATTCTTCACCTAATTCTTTATTCTTAAAATCAATATCTTCTAATTGTTCTCTAGTACATCCTGTTAAAAGACATACTATATCTTTAAGAGTATCTGCAAATTTATATATTTGCCAATTAGACTTAATGGATAATTGCCCTATTACAAAACCATTAGTATTATTAAGTTTAAGAAATTCTTCAATTGGGTATGGTTCACCACAATTATTAACTGGATTTCTCCATGTATAATAATCATTAGTAAGATATTGTATAATCTTACCTACTGTATCTTTTCCTGAACCTATTTTTCCACTTATTCCTATTATCATATTATAATCTCCTTATGTATTTTTAGTTAAATCTAATTTATTAATTTGTTTATTTTTAATTCTTTCTTGAATTAAGTTATAAATATCTTCACCAGTCCAATCAGGATTAAATCCTAATGCTGTATCATCTATAAGTAAATCCCAATAAGGTTTAACAGGATTAAATATAGTTGATGGATTAATGTTAGTATTAATAGTATCATATTGAACTCCATTATTTTCTAATGAATTAATCATTTTATGATAAGCATTAAAAGCTGCTACATTATTTGTAGCTCTACAACTATATATAATTATAAAATGACCTTCATCTGAAAGTGCATTAATACAATCTACAATACCTTCTCTATATTGTCCACAATGAGGATATAAGTTTTCTTTAGTTATTGTACCATCAAAATCAAAAGCTAGTATCATTATTAATATTTTTAAAATTAAAAATAAAAGGTAGAGAATTAACTCTACCTTTATTACAACTTATATAGAATTAATTAGAATCTTAATTAATTCCTTGATTATCTATTAGTTTCCCAATAATAGAAAGTATCACTAGTAGTTGTCAAACTAGTACAGTTTACTAACTGCGCAAAATATCTTTATTTAGTAAAAGTATTAATAGCATTACTATCTATTTCTTCTATTGTATATTGTATACCATAAGAATATTTAAGTAAATAATAATTTCCATTTTTATCTTTTACAACTTTACCATTATGTTCTTTATGGCAACTATAAAGTAAAGAACTTATAACTATTAAAAATATTAGCTTTTTCATGTTATTAATGTTAAGTGTTTAATCCATTTTGTTTAGCATATTCAAGTAATAAATTATATTTATATAAACTTAATTTATTAATACTTAAACTCATCTTTTGTTCAGGTATATTATGCATACACCAATTATGAAAAGAATAATAATGAGTATCTTTCCATTCAAGTAGTTTATAATATTCATCAGCATTTACTAGAATACCTGATAATAAAGTTTTATTCATAGGTTTTAAATTATTTTTATAAATGTATTTTCTTTTTGTAGTTTTATTAAAAGCAGATATAATACAACTATTGATATTATCTAATTTTATCTTTCTTAAATCTCCAATATCATCAGTCATATTATTTAGATTTATTAAATTTATACTTTTTAAATCTTTTATTAGTTAATATACTTAACATTATAGGAGGATATTCACTTTTTGTAAGATTTTCAATAGTAAATATCATACCTTTACCAGCAGGAGATACAAATTCTTCACGATTACCTAATGTAATAGGTTTTATAATACGTGTAGAATTAGTTTCATTAAGTTTAATTAATTCAATTATATTAGGATTAGTAAAGCAAACTTTACCTAAGTAAGTAGCACCTATAATCCCTACTTTAATATTATCTTCTTCCATAAGTTTTAAATTTTGATTATTACTTTAATAGGATAATTATAAGGTTCTATTAATTTTTGTATTATTCTTGGTTTAGAAAATACAAATATTCTTTTATCTGCAATTCTTTTAATCTTTTGAATAGCTTTAATACGCTTTAATAACTTTAAAACTTTATCTTCATCCATAGTTCCTTCATAACTAATTATCTTAGATTCTATAGTTAAATGAATTTTAGGCTTAACTTTCTTTTTCATATATTAAATATATAATTAATTATTTATATTTAAAAGGGGACTACTATCTTCATCCCCTTTATAGTTCTTATGCAGCTGCTTTTACAGGTGCGAACATGAATTGATTACTGTTTCCAGTTATTGTTTACTTTAACTCTATTTATACATACTTCAAATGCTGTCAAAACCAAGATGCCCCTATTTAAATAAGAGTAGATATTTTACTACCTACTCTTTCAACATACGTTGTTGATTGACGTTCAATTGACAAACCTACTTAAAAGGTTGTGGAGCATTAGGGAATCGAACCCTAGTCCAAACATTAAGTATTATAACTTAACAAGTTAAAATAGTAGGGATAGTAGGATTTGAACCCACATCTTCGAGTGTAATAACCAGTTATACTATATCCCTTACCAATATTATATACTTAACTTCTATTTCTAGTAGTAGGTATTTTAGGTTTTGGTAAACCTTTAATCATTTCTTCAATTCTATTTAATTGTTCTTGTTGTTCTTTCTGCATCATCCACATTTCTTTTAATATAGTTTGGTCATTAACAACTTTATTAATTGAAGCTAATACTTCAGAATTATCTTTATGTAAAGCTTCAATATTTTTAAACTGTGAAATTACAGAACTATGATTAGCTTTAAGTGTACTATTAAGATTATTCTGATTAGTATCTAAAATATTAATAATTCTATCTCTAGATTTAATAACATTAGCATCAAGTAATTCAAACTTGTTTAATACAGTTTTTAACATATTATCAATATAATTTCTCACATTGATTTTTACATTATTAATAATAGGTTCTAATAAATTATAATAATATTTATTAGATGCTTGAATACTATTTGAAATAGTAGTCTTACAGCCTTTAATATCAACTACAATTATAATTGTAGCTACAAGAACGAGTACTAAAATTAGTACATTTAGAAAATTTGTCATAATAAATTGTTTTAATTAATAAATAAATATTTAAGTTGTTTATAAAAATTGTTTAATATTATTTTAATAAGTTTAAAATTTTAATTATATCTACAAGTATAGCTTTTTCATAAATAGTAGAATAGAATAAACCTATTGTGTCATTATCATCTTCTCTTAATACAGCTATATTAATTTCATCATGATATAAATTAATTTTAAATCCTTCAAAGTATAAAGTAGTTATTTTTAAACCACATATGTTATTTTCTATATTTAATAATTTACATTTATCTGATTTAAGGTATTTATGTAAAATCCTTCTATTTCTATAATATTTATATTCAAAAAAGAAATCATAAAGTTTATTAAATACAAGACCAAACGTAAGTATCATTATAATTATAAATAATATTGTTAATAATAATTTTATTATTATATTTAAATCTCTTATAAAAATTGTTTTCATATTGTTAAGTTTAAAGGTTTTGTTCAATCCATTCATCTATATAATTAACAGGACATACTGTTTGTTTCTCAATATCATTAATATTTACACCAAATAAATGTAATAAATTAATAACTTCTTCTCTACTCCAACTATCTTTAATTGATTTAATTGTAATAGTATTATCTTTATCTCTCTTAAGTTCATAAGTAGTGTATTTACCAGTAGGGTCATTCATTTCTAAAAATTCATTATACTCAACCATAACTTTAGTAATAGGTTTACCATTATTATAAGCTTCAATATAAGCTTTAATAAATTGAGTTGAAGGTTGTGGTAATTGACATCTACCAAGTATTTCATCATCTTTATCTTTATAAATTAAAGATTTATCAGTAGTAGCAATGATTTTCTTACAATTATTTATATCAATAGATTGAATAGAAGAATTATATTTAATAATATCATTTTTTAATAAATCTTTATGAGATTTAATTATTAATATATTATCACCATCTTTAATTTCTTCATCAGAAGTAATATAAAGATGTTGAGAACTTAAATTACTATTTTTTAAATACGCTTGAGTAAAGTATTTATTATTAAAATATTCTAAATGTTTACTACCACGTAAATTTAGTAATAGTAAAGCATTATCAGCTACATTAGTAGTAACCATAACTACTTCAGCAGGTTTATAATACCTACCATTAATTTCTTTTAACTGTGCCATTGGTCTTTAGTTTTAAGATTAATAATTTATTTAATTATAATAACAATCATCATTTTCATCTAAAGAATAATATAAACTTTTACCAAATTGTTTTTGTTGTTCATATTCTTGTTCATGTAATTTTCTATTGCTATAATATATTCTAGCACTTTCTTTATTTTCAGCTTTTCTTGATTTAGCTTTGTTTATTTGTTTACGAACTGATTCTCTCCAACCCATTATATTTATTTTTAAGATTAATAATTTAATTAAAATAAGTGAAATTAATAATAATTAAGATTGTACTTCATATAGTAAGAGTTTTTACTAATATATAACTCAGCCCCTATGTTCCTATAATTACGTTTGGCTTGAACTTATCTTTATTATTAATATTCACTTATTCTGTAATATCTCCTAGTATCTCTACTAGGTCGCACAATGCAAACTTTGTTGCTACTATACTTATATTACTATAAGTAAGGCATAATTATAACTTTGTTCCTAAGATTACGTCTAATCTTATTTAAGTAGGTACTCAACCATATTTAATTATGCTGCCACCATTATAAATTAAATTATTAACTATAATAATTGATAATTTATAACTTTATATTACTCTACCTAACAATATTAGGTATGTATTATAAGCACGGCATTATAACCAATAGTAATGGTATTCACTTCCTGCCGTATGTACTACTTCATATACTCTTGCTAATATATGGTACAAGTTAAAACTTCTTTATAATTAATGTAATCGTGTCATAATATTTAGTATTAGTTAATTATAAACATATACTTATGTTTATTTTATATCCAATATGCAAATACGATTATATAAATTTATTATTATTATATCTATAAATACTTCTTTATAGTAAGTTGCAGTACTAGTTGTAGTACATTTTGCATTAACACTTGATTGTTAAGAAAGCTTTATATTACAAATATAATTAATAACATCTCTTGCTATTCTAGTAATAACTACAGGATACTACCTTAGAGAATTAGTAGTTACGCCTATCTCATACCTAGACAGATAATATAATTCTAACATATTATGGTGTAAAACAGTGACACCATGCAGTAGTGGAGTTTCCAAATGAGTTGTGCAATCTGTAAATACATTATAATTTCTTTTACTAGAAAAAAGAATAATATAAACAACCCATATAATTATAATTACCTGCATGATAAACATTCCTAGTTTAACCATACAATTAATTTAAAGTAATTATTTATCTTTAATGTCAAAATATCCAACTATACTACCAAGACCTGTTACAGCAGCAGCAGTATAAATTATTTCAGCTTTACCAATTGGTTCCCAATTACAAGTAACAGCTTTATATATACAACGACATTCACCATATATTATAGCTATGGTAAAAATAAATAATACTATTGATTTTGTTTTCATATGTATAAGTTTAAATTAATTAATATATTCATTTTCTTCACTTCTTTCTAAATCAATATGGTATTTAATAACTTTAATAACTCTATTGATTATATAGACAATAAATAATAAAATTATAAAACCAATTAAATAAGTAAGTAAAGGTGATATACCATATGATACTTCAACTGCTTCACAAGATGTTAAAGATATTAATAGTACAATTGGCATAAATTTATTAAGTTCAATACCATTTTTAAAAACACTTTTAATATTATCAAGTATAACACCTAATAAATAAATAAGTATAAATAAAGGCATTAGTAATCCTATAATTATTGAAGTTAAATGTTTTACAATAAAATTTAATAATCTCTTCATGATATTTTATATTAAAATGAATACTCTAGTTTGACATTAGGTGATGTAGTTATATTACTATATATGTTTTTAACTAATACTCCATCTACATATAATTTAATAGTAATTTTATGAGCTGTTGTAGAAGTATAATAAGCATTAATATAATAATTAAAATGTTCAGGATATTCATCTTCTATTGTATATACACCTGATTGTATATTCATATTATATAAACTAATATTACCATCTTCAGGACTTGAATAAATAATATTACAAGTAGATTGAGAAGTATATATTTCAGCTTTTACAATATGTGTATTAGAATCTTTCTTACAACTAAATAATAATAGTAATAAGAATATAATTAATAGTTTCTTCATAATAATTAAAATTTATGTAAATCTTGTTGTGTATAACCTTTTGTAATTGCAAGTACAACTAAATGTATAAAAGATGATAAAAGATATAATATAATATATAATGGATACATACATATTTCGATGTAAGAATCTACTATATTATATATTCTATTTAATAATCTTAAAAGTTTCTTTGTAGCATAATTTGTTAATATACCAATAACTAGTAATATTACAAATGCTATTACTAAATAAATAATAATAAATGTTGTCATGATTGTTGTGATTTAAGTTTTTTAATAAGACGAGTTAAATATGCTTTACGTAAAGGTTTGTTACGAGGTTTAAAATAATACATACTAACTTTATAATATTGTGTAGGGTTTATATCTATTATTGCTCTAATGTTACTACATTCCTGTATTGTAACTATATTATGAAAATATAAGTCAGTACTTAATTTACATAATCCTGTAACTAAATGTTTATCTATATTATCTCTTAATATAGTTAATAATTCTATATCTGTTCTCATAATTATTTTTAAATGTATATTTATCAATACTATCTAATTGTAATTGTGTTAATTGTACATAATAATTTTTAATCATTAATGTAACAATAGGTGTAGGTATTATATCTCCATTACTATCGTAAAATATAGTTTGATTGTTAATAGGTTTAGATATAATAGTAGAATTAGATTTATTATTTAAAGAGTGAACTCCTATATATGTATATAATACAATCATAGTATATATAAATATTGCAATAAATGTTTTAATAAAAGACATAATGAATTGTTTTAAATAAAATGAATAAAATAATAAATTGATAAATAAGTATATAAAAATATAAATAAAATAATTAATAGTTCTAATACTGCTAGTCTTATAAATTATAAATATAATATAAAATGGTAAATAGTATATTTAGAGAATTTATTTTAGGACTGTAATGTGACACCTATATTAATTATTTTAATATTGTTATATGTAATAAAAAAAAGATAAATAAAAGATAAATAAATAAAATATATTAATAATGTAAAATATATAGAATTTATATAAAATATAAAGCTGATGATTAATAAAGATGAGTGTTAGTAAATCTATTTATTATATTTTTACATCCTAATAAATCTTCAATAGTTTTAATACCTTGTGAAGAATTATCTAATGCTTCTATTTTAGTATCTAAAGGTAATAGATATACAAGAGGATTAAATATAGTAATTTCTATTTCTTTGTTACCTATTCCCCTACGATGTGCAATTTCTATAGTTTCAGATATAGGTTTAGGTATGTAAATTCCAAATGTTGTTGACATAATAAATAAATTTAAATAATTAATAAAATAAAAAAAATACACGCTTTATATTAAATACCTATAATAATAATAGTTTATAAACTAAACGACACAATGTCTTTCACATATAGTTTAATATATTGTCACTTATAAAGCGGTATTTTATAGAGTAAATATAAATAAATAAAAATAATTAATATTAAATAGTATAAAGAATTAATGCACGAATTGGAAATAAAGTATATTGTTTAGTATTACTACTATAAGAAGAAGCATATTTTAATATAGTTATAGAAGTTATTTTAGCATTACGATTAAGTAATAATTGAATGTTATCTTCTAATGAACCATCGTGGTCGTTATAATCCCAGTATTTCATAGTTATTAAAATTTAAAAAGTTAAAAAGTTATTAAAATAATTAATAAAGATAAAATAGCACTATTATTAATAACCAATCTATAATATATAATATTGTTACTAATTTATAAGTAATTTTAAAATTAGATAAATATAATTTTAAACATAGTAATTTAAATATAATTGAAAATATTGCTATTAAAGCTGATGCTAAAAGTATTGTTGTAATAGTCATAATATTAAATATAATGTAAATAAATATTAAAATAAATATAAAATAATTAATAAAGATAAGTAAGGATGAAAGACACTGTTAAAGAAATATAGGATAGAATAGAAGGATTTAATGAAATATTTAGTAGTATAGATAGTGGTGCATCTTCACAATCACTTAATGTTTCTTAAAATAATTATACAATCATACGATAATATTTCCGAAACATTCACTTTATACAAATCATTTAATTTCTAAAACATTATAAATAACATTCCCTTCTTTACTACATTATTATAAAATAACTACATTTAATATCTTACTAAACATAACTATACACACATTATAATAATCTTCATTAAATCAATATAAATAATATTTAATACTACCTATACATCATTCTATTCTACCTATATTATCTTCATCATTATTAACCTAAAACTTCATCTTTTTTATATTATGTATCAAATGTTTCTAGATGTTCTGTAAGCCCATAAAAACAACAAAGAGTTGCACTCGTAATAAGCACAACTCTTTCTGTTTGTTAACCATTAGCTGCAAGATTAGCTGCATACTGTTCGGCATTAATACGTTTTTGACTTAACTCAAACGTAATAAAGTCTTCAGGTACAAGACCAGAATAAGAATATTCCAATTCACTTCCGTCTTCACCTGTGATAACATTACCTAATTTATCTGTAATTTTATCATGCTCGTTCACTGGTGCAAACAAACCTGTAATACTACTTTTAATAAGGTGTTGAGGTTTAAAAGTGAATTCATCCATTCCACTATTCTTCAAATCTATAGCGAAAGCTTTTTCATTTCTTGGTATAACTACTTTTTTACCATTTTCAGTAACAGCATTAATAAGATAGTATGAACGTGGTTTGCCGTTCTTATCTGTACTTGTCAATAAGCTACTAACATTTAGTACAGTCAAATCCATAAGTTTAAATTCCATTGTTGTAAATTTATAATTAAACATTTAATAACATCAATTACCATGACTTTTCTATGTGCGAATTATTAAAAAAAATAAGTTGTTATACATTACATACAACAACTTACTTTAATATACTTTAAAAATTATTATGAGTAAGTATTTTACTACTCTCTAATAATTGTTTAGATATAGCTTGAAATCTTACTTTACCTAATACATTGTTATCAGCATTAATAACTTTACACCATTGATTAAATACTTTATCATTAGGTGCGAATTCAAACCCTGATATAACAATAACATTACGTCTTACCTTTTCGTAACGTATAAGTCTTACTACATAATTACATACGAAACCTAATTCATCTGTAATATCAATTGTAAAGATTCTAGCTGTTCTACCTGAACCTTTACCTTGTCCTGTTGCTATTTTGATTATACTCATATGATTAAGGTTTATTCCATACTACCTTTAAAGACCTTAGTTGTTACTCAAAGGACATGACTTATCTATGTCCTATATCTTATACTAACATATATTAATAATACTGCTTTAATCAACATAAGTATAAGAACTAAATCGAATAATATAGTTCTTGCATACTTTAATATATCTATGTTAAGAATATTGTACAACATATACATATCTATTAACATTAAGATAAAAATAGTTATAAGAATGATAGTTAATTGTTTCATAATTAATAAGATTAGATGTGTATAATAAAGCGACAATTCTCTGTACAATTTATGAATTCCTAATACGATGTTTCAAAATAATTGTTGACGGGAGGTATTTCACTTCAAATACCATGAGTGTCCTATGTGCGAGGTGGTTCTCTAATACAATTTTTTACAGTATAAATTGAACGTATTAAAATATTAATATAAGACCTTCTCTTTAACTTCCTATTAATCCTTCACTAACTTTTATAAAACTTCGTCCTTATCTTTCTAAAGGGGTCTTTTAAAAATCTATAAAAAGGGTGTACCTAGATACCTTACCTCATCTTTTAAATTAACTCTTTAACCTTCTACTAATTCTTCTATTAATATCTTTATTTTATTATATATTTTACTATATCTTTTTACATTATTAAATATACCTATAAATCTTATTATTTTTGTATATATTACAAGATTATTAAATATTTATATAAATTTATATATTAATTTACAAATGTTAAAAAATGTTAAAAGATTAATAATAATTACAGATATATTTGCTTTGTATTGAAAAAAAGGTTAGCTTTGTGCATTCTTAAAGCAAACAGCAAGCTATATAAACAATTTTACACCTTATTATATATAGCATTCAATTTTCTAAAATCTTTCATTAAATAATCTAATTTTATAAAATATCATTAAGATATTGTAATATATAATAAAAATTATTATATTTATAAAAAAAATACATTATTTACTTGACAATGTATATACAATTAGATTACATTTGTCTTACAATTAAAAACAACTAAAATTATAACACTAATTAAAAATTCAAACAATGGAATTAAAATTAAATGATTATTTTACACTAACTATAATTGAAAAAGATAATACTGTTAAATCAGATATTATAGTAGGAGTAGATACAAATATTAAAATACCAAAAGGTGGAACTGCTAAAGAACAACTTTTAGTTACAGATAAAGGTATTGAAATATCTAAAGTAGATAAAGTATCAGCACAGACTTCTAATAGAAATAGAATGGCTGTTAAAAATGTAAATGATTATGATGTTAATTTAAATATTGATGTAGAAAGTTTTAAACAATGGTTAGATAAAGACTTTATATTAAAAGATACTAATTATGTAATCGTTGAAAGAAAAGTATATATATCTATGATAGATGTATATCACCAAGCTAGAATAGGTGAATTTCCTGAAAGAGTAATTAGAGGTGTAGAAAATACAATTATTAAATCTACAACTCCTGAATTAGTAGGAAAGAAATATATTGTAGGAATGATGGATGCTGATAGAATTTTAGATAAACAATTTAATCAAGTTGGAACAATAGCATTAGTAGATTTTATTAATACACTTCATCCATCTGATAAATTGTTATTAGCACAGTGTAAACATTTAGAGAATTTAGTTATATCTGATTTCTATACTTTAAATGTTACACATATTGTAGGAACTTATTAAACTTTAAATAAGCTAATTATGTTAATTGATTATGATGTAGAAGTAAATAGTAAGATTGGTATTATAAACAAATATACAACCAATCCTGAATTAGAATATCTTAATTTAAATCCTAAAGGTAGGAATGTACAAACAGAATCAAGAGAATCTATAACACTTAATAATGTTATCAATCTTACTATTTCAAAATTTGATAATATCAAAGCATCTACAGATAAGCAAGATATACAAGAATTAGAAAGAATTAAATCTTTAGATAATGCTGATAAATACTTTTTAATTAAGGAATTATTAAGATTTCAAGCATGGGTTGTTAGAAAATATATTTATAAGAATATAAATATAAGTTTACCAAAGTTAGGTACATTTGTATTTAATCATTATAAAATGATAGCAATAAATGTAACAGATAAATTTAAAGATATTGAAGATTATGATATACATAATTTAATAAAAGGTGAATTTAAAAAACATTATGATTTACAACAAGAATATAAAATGTTAAAGAAATCAAGTTTTAATTTTACACCACTTACAGGTATTAATTTATTAAATTATAATGTAGATATTAAACCAACATTTATTAAATATTATTAAAATGTTAGATGTATTAACACCAAATACAGGAAGTTATATTATAAACTTAGATAGTGGAAGTGCTACTGTTAGCCTTCCACTTTTAGTTAAAGAAATAAGGGACGTATATAATAAATATAAAAATAAAGATGAAGCTTTAAAATATATTTCCTATGCTTTATATATGAAACATTATAGAAGTGAAGGAAATATACAAGGGCTTACAGAAAATGAAAAACATAAACGTGCTTGTTATAATTTAGAACTACCAAATGAATATAAACCAACAGAGGATATAATTCAATTAATGGAGTATATTAATTATGACATGACTAAAGGTATTTATGGTTTATTAATTCAAACTAATAAGAATTTTGAATTAACTAGACAAACTGTAGTATTATTAAATAAAGCTTCTGAAATTCAATTAGAAGCTATTACTGCAATATTAGATAAAAATGTAATAACAAAAGAAGAAGCAATTCAGTTATCTACAGCTAGTAAAGAATTATTAGGTAATTTAAAAGAAGCTAGAAATTTAAATTTAACACTAGATGGAGATATTAAAGTATATAAAGAATTAGTTGCTAAATTAATTAAGACTGAAACAAATATTGCATTAGCACATGGTGGAGGTCAAATACCTGAAACTGCAATTCCTAGAAGAAAATAATATGGATTATTCAAATTTTAAATTAAAATTCAATCCTGACTTCCATAAATATATAGATAATAATGGTGGAGTATATACAAGTATGACTACTGTTATTGGTAAATATGTTCCTAAGTTTGAAAGTGAAAAAGTAGCTTTAGCTTGTAGTCGTAAACGTGGACATAGATATTATGGTAAATCAGTAAAAGAAATATTAGAGATTTGGGGTGAATATACAGATGTTGCTTTAGAAAAAGGTAATAGAACTCATAATCATTTAGAATCAATTGTTAAACAATCTACTAATTTTAAATTTGTAGAAGTAATAGATTCTAAAAAATATCAAACTTTATATACAATTACAGATGTATTAACAGGAGAACATAAAGGTATCTTAGATGTTGATTTATTCTTAGGTTCAGGTATTAAAGATAAATATCCTAGAATTTATAGATTGTTTATGAAGTTACATGAAATGGGTTATTCATTCTTTAGTGAATTAGGTGTATTTTCATTAGAACATTATATATCAGGATTAATAGATATTATTGCTATTAATCTTACAACTAAAACATTTATTATAGTTGACTGGAAAACTAATAAAGATAAATTAATACCATTAAGTAATTATTCATTAAGATTAAAAAGTGGTTATTATGAAAAAGATAAGTTTGGTAATCAAACTGAAAATTATATATTCACAAATAAGAAATTCCATAGTCCTTTAATACAACTTGAAACATCTACTTATAATAAGTATAATCTACAATTATCAGGTTATGCAAATTTAGCTAGTAGATTTGGATTAACTTGTGAAGGATTATATCTATGTCATATATTAGAAAATTATAAGTATTCTGAAACAGATATTGAAGTTCAAAGATTTAATGATTTATTAGGTAAAGATAGAACTGATATTTATGAAATGGAAGATTATAATCCTTATGTTATACAAATGTTTAATCATTTTAAAACTACAAACCAATTTCAATCAGTATTACAATTATGATAGATGATGAAGTATTAGATGTAGAAGCAATAGAAGAAATAGATTTAGAACCATTTAAGAAATATATAGATGAAGATAAATCTAAATATAAACGTGCTTGTGATTGTATTAATCCTAAGACTAGAAAGAATTATATAGATAAAGATAATGATTTCTTAGTAGGAGAATCAGGTGGTTTTCTTTTAAATATAAATTTTACATTTGTTAATACACATCTATTTAGAGAAGTTGGTAGGTTTTATGAAGAACATGGTAGTTTTACATTAGCTGATGAAGGTACTATCGAATATAGACAATTTATAGATAGAGAAGAAGATAGACGTTTTTATGGTATTACAAGACCTTGTAAAAAGTTAAAAGATGGTACAATTGTAGATTTAAGAATTACAGGTAATCATTATAACTTTGTTAACTATGGTCGTATAAAGAAATATGATAGACGTAAAAAGAAATCTTCTGATGATGCTAAAAAGATATTTGGTACACCTGAATTCTTTGATAGTCAATATTGGGTATTTAAAATTAAAGAATTTTGTAAAGCAAATGGATTTAATTATATAATACTAAAGTCAAGACGTAAAGGGATGTCTTATATAGAAGGTGTAGATAGTGCTAATATATTAAATCTAAACCCTGATAGTGTTATTATTCATGCTGCTTATGATACTAAATATTTAACTAAAGCAGGTGCTATTACTAATATGGCACAACGACAATTAAATTTTTATGAATTAATAACACCTTTTAAAAGAGGTGCATTAGATAAAAATGGAAATCCTAAAGGTTTATTAAAGAAAGAAATAACTAACTTAATAGTAGGTTATAAAGATGCAAATAATAATGATGCAGGTTACTTAAGTACATTGTTTACAGTTAGTACTAATGGTAATCCTGATGCTGCATCAGGTAAAGATGCTGTAGAAATTAAATGTGATGAATTAAATACATTTCCTAATTTTACAGATTTTATGACTATGACAAATCCTACAACAACAACTGGTGCTTTTAAAACAGGAGTTATTTCTGCTTTTGGTACAGGTGGTACAAAAGAAGGTAATTGGCAAGAATTTGAAAAACATTTCTTAGACCCAAATAATATGGACTTTATGCCATTTGAAAATGTATGGGATGAAAATAGTCGTAATGAAGTTACAGGTTTCTTTTTACCTTATTGGTGGGGATTAGAAGGTACAGATGAAAATGATGAATGGAGTATAGATATAGATGGTAATACAAATTATAATATTGCTTTAAATGTATCTAACTATGAACGTGCAATTAAATTACAACGTGTTGGTTTAACAAGTGATTATATTTCATATGTATCACAATTTTGTAATCGAGCAGGTGAAGCATTTAATTCAGGTTCAGAAAAGATATTAAGTTCTTTAGAATTAAAAGAACATATAAATGATTTAAAAACAAATAGTGATTATAAGTATTATATGGATGGTACTGTAATTACTACTAAACTAGGTGTAGCATTTAAAACTAATGCTCAATTAAATGAAATTGATAAGAAGTTAGTACATCCTTTTATAGATAAAGTTCCATTTGATAGTAATGACGATATTAAAGGTTGTGTTAGAATTTATAGAATACCTTATCGTGATATAGAAGGTAATGTACCACAAAGAGTATATTTTGTAACATATGACCCTTATGGTGCAAGTATTGAACAAGGTGAAATAACAGATAAACATTCATTAGCTTCTATTCAAGTATGGACTTATCCTAATGCTTATAATATTACAGATAGAATTATAGTAGCTGAATACAGAGGTAGATTAAATACTACAGAAGAATGTGATGAATTATGTATTAAAATAGCTGATTATTATAATGCTAAAATATTAGCTGAAATGGATAGAGGTACTATGTTAGCTACTTGTAAGAAATTAAAGAAATTAAATATATTATTAAGTGACCCTACAGATGCTACTAAAAGTAGAAGTAGGAAAAGTAAAAAGAATACTAATTATGGTATGGTATTAGGTTCTACTAAACGTAAATTTGATGGTATAATATTTTTAAAAGATTTATTATATGAACCTATATCTATAGGTGAAGATGGTATGAGATTTAGAAGATTTCATAATATACATTCTTTAGTATTTTGTAGAGAATGTGATAAGTTTTCTAATAAAGGAAACTATGATACTGTAAGTACAGGTATATTAGCAGGTTATGAATTAAATAATTTTGCAGTACATAGTAAGATTAAAACTACTAATGTTGATAGTAGTGTAAAGAAATTAAGCCAATTGTTATTAAAAAATAAAAATTAATATGAAAAAACTTAACAGTTATGTTGACCACAATGTATCAAATAATGAGAAGGATAAACCTACATGGTATATTCCTGCTATAGATTATTATATAGATTTAGCTAACACTTTATCTAATCATTCAGATACAACAATGAATTTAAATAACGCTAATGCTATATTTGATAAGAAAACATTTGAGGTAGTATTACAAACTTTAAATTCTACTAATTTTAAAGATGATTTTGAACAAATAGGAGTGTTCAAAGATATTGATTTAATAACCCCTATTAAAGAAAGATATTTGGGAGAATATATAAGACAACCTGATTTATACACTGTAACTGTAGAAGATGATATTGCAGATATTAAACATAATACAGAAGCAGCTGTTAGAATTAAAAATATATTAGTTACAAAATTAGTAGCACTTATAAATCAAAAACGAGAACAAGAACAACAATCTCAAATTGATGGTGGTGATATGACTATGGCTGATATAGATATTGCAGCAGAATCTAAACGTATTAAAGAAGAATACTTTAATGAGCGTTCAGAAGAAGCTATGAATATTATAGAATTAATTAAAACTGAATCAAGAGCAAGTGAATTGCTAATACAGAACTTCTTTTATTTATGGGCAACAGAACACGTATATTTTAAAATTATACCTACATTAAATAAAGTTGTAATAGAAGTAATACCTCCTTATGAATATAAAAGAATTCCTAATAGTAGTACAATATTTACAGAAGATGATAACGGTGGAGTACATTCATATAAAATGTCATATGAAGATATATTAAATACATTTAAATCTAAGTTGAAAAAAGAAGATATTGAATATTTAAAAACATTACAAAGTAAAAATACTAATAGTGGTTTAAATAGAAATAATCTTACACAATTATTAAATAGTAGATATATAGATATAGATAGTGATTTAATTCATAAAGATGGATATATAACATCTAATATATCTAATATAAATGATTACAGTGGTAATGTATTTAGCAGTGATAGATTAAGTTATAATGTAGAAGAAGTATATTTTAAAACTAATATTAAAATAGGTATTTTAACTTATTTAGATAATGTTGGACAAGAACAATCTATGGAAGTTTCTTCTGATTATAAACTTAATAAAGAAAATGGAGATATAAGTATTGATATTATTGAAAAAGAAGTATTAAGAATAGCTTATAGAATAGGTGGTAAATTAACAGGTATTTATATTAAACCTGAGGGCTTTGCTGTACAACGTAATGAATTAGAAAATAGATATTCTAGTAAGTTACCAATCATAGGAGTATCTAATTTATTAGTAGATTATAATAAGAAACCTATCCCTACAAGAGTAATGCCTTATCATATATTTTATATATTGTTAACAATAAGAATTAATCAAGAGATTGCTAGGTTTAATGGATATATAAATTTATTACCTGATTCTATATTTGAAGATAATGACCATTTTACAAAGACTGAAAGATTAAACTATATGTTTCAATCTAGATTATTAATGTTTAATGATGAAGAAGTAGATTTAAATGTTTTAAATGCAATGAAATCTATAGGTAATGATTCTTTTAATTATCTTAAAACATTATATGAAGTACGAGATAACTTTAAAAAAGAAGCATGGGATGTAGCAAATATGAATGATGCTAGATATGGTGATATTGATACACGTGGTGGTAAAGGTAATACACAAGAAGCAATTATTAGAATGAGTACTGCATCTTTATTATTATTTTCAACCTATGATTATGTTAAAGAAAGATTATATCAAGCTATTGCTGATTATGGTAGATTAGTATATGTAGATGGTATTAAAAAGAGTTTTAAAAATAAAGATGGTAAGATAGTAAATCTTAATGTTACACATGAAGAATTATTATATAAAGAAATAGGAATTAATGTAACTTTATCACAACAAGAATTAGAGAAGATTAATTTCTTAAAACAAAATATACCACAAGCTGCTATGCAAAATAATGAATATCGTTTAGCAATAGAAGCTAGTGTTAGTGATAATCCTGGTGAATTACGTAAACTTGTAACACAATTAGATGAAGCTAATAAGAAACGTGAATTATATAAAGAACAATTAAAAGCAGAAGTAGAAAAATATAAAGAAGAATCACAAAATAAACGTAGTGAATTTGAATATAATAAAGCTATTGATGTTGAAACTTTAAAAGGTGAATATGGATTATTAGAGAAAGATAAAGATATTCTTATGAAGATGGTTGAATTTAATTCATTTAATCCTGATAGTAATTTATATACAGCAGATGCTAATCAATTAGAAGAAGAAATTAAACGTAAGAAATCAATGTTATTAGATATGGAAATGAAACTTAAAAATAAACAAATAAATGAAAAGAAAGGAGGAAGTTAATGAAACGATATACAGTAATGTTCTAAGTGAATTGAGAATAATTTTATGACAAAATATAAGAATTTATAATACCTTATTATATTATAAATTTGTAGATACATATATAAATAAAAACTAATACACAAAAGTAAAAATTTATGGTTACAATAGAAAATGTAGAATATAAAGTTGATGAAACAACTGGAGATATTCTAAATCAAGATGGTACAGTATTCAAAACTAAAGCAGATTATGAAGCATCTATAAATCAATCAGCAGATAACGATGATGTTGATATTATTAAAATAGATGGAGTTGAATATAAATTTAATGAAACAGGTGATGCATTAAATGCTGATGGTACAGTATTTAAGACAAAAGCTGAATTAGATAAACTTATAGAAGATTATGAAAATTCTACTTTAGATATTAATAAAATAGCTGACCAAACTAATTTGTTCATTGAAAAAGATGGTGCTAAAGTCGTATATGAAAATACAGCAGAAGGTATTGCTACTTATACTAACGATGTATATTTAAAAGGTAAAGAAGAAGCAGCTAAAGAAACTCTAACAGGGTTATTTAATGAAATGCCAATTGTTAAATCTTTTATTGATTATGTTACAGTAAAAGGTACACATGAAGGTTTTGGAGAAACTGTTAAATATACAAATTTTGAAGTTACAGATAAAACTGATGCTTATACTTTAGAATCTATTATTAAAAATAGTAGATTGAAAAAAGGAGATACAGAAGAACAAGCTGATAGATATGTTAAATATGTTAAAAGTGATAACAAAACATTAGAAGAAGCTAAAGTAGAATTAGCATATTTACAAAAGATTGAGAAATCAATTAATGATAATAATGCTAAAATTATTGCAGACCAAGAACAAGCTAAAGTTGATAGTTATAATAAAGTTAAAAATGATTTTATTAATTCTGTAAAATCAGGTGTATATAAGTTAAATAATACTGAATATGCAATACCTCAACAATTAAAAGTACGACAAGAAAATGGCACAACTACTGTTGTACCTAGAGAAGCTTTAATAGACTATATGTTTAAAGAAGTAGATATAGATATAAATGGTAAAAGAGTTAAAGCTACTAAATATGAATTCGATACATATCTTAGAGAAAAGAATAGGAGTATTGGTGATGATATTTATGAAGCTTTAAAATTATTTACTAAGAGTTTAGATAATGAACTATTAGATAATGTTATTAAAACTAAAAAAGCTAAAGAAATTAGAGAAATAATTACAACTAATTTAAATAAAAGTGGTAATAATAACAATAACAATAATAACAATTCAAGACCCAAGATTATATTAACTCATGGGAAATAAATAATAAATTAATAAATTAATTAAAAATGAGAGAACTTAGAAATCAAGAATTTAATAATGCTGAATATGTAGATGAAAATTTCTTATATTCAGGTAAATTATTAGGCGTTGATACTATAGGTAAAGAACTTACTTACTTACAAGGTAAAGATACAGATATGTATCCTCTTACTTTTTTAACAGAAGGTTCAGGAAATATAGTATCTAAGAAACTTGCTCTAAATGATACCCAATATACTTGGGATGTTATGGGTAAGATGAAATATACAAATCGTGTTGTAGGACTTTATGATAGTAATGTTACAACAGCTGGTAAAGGACATACTCCTTTTAAAGTTTATTTTGAAACAGCACAATTTCCTAAAGACCATACAGCATTAACTCCTGACCATGCTCATTTAGTACGTATTCAAGGTGAACCACAGAAACTTGCTAATAACAAGTTTTTATATACTATGGTAATTATTAGTGCAGACCCTAGTGAGTATATTTCTTTAGATAACTTCTTAGCAGGTAATGCATGGGTTATGAACTCACCTATTGTAGCTTTAAGTAAATCTACTGGTAATAGAAGTAATAGAACAACTCCTGGTAAACTTACTAATCAAATGTCTTTACATAGACATAGTTTAGAAATTGCAGGTAATATTTCTAATAAAGCTACTGTATATGAATTTGATACAGAAGGTGGTGGTAAAACTAAAATGTGGATGCCCGAAGAAATGCGTCAATTTAACATTACTCGTAAAGTAATGGATGAACAGAACTTATGGATTAGTAAATATAATCGTAATGAGTTTGGTGTAATTACAACAATTGATGATGAAACTGGACAACCTATTCCAATGGGAGCAGGTGTTAAAGAACAAATTAAAGCATCAGGTAATTATAGTACATATACTGAATTATCTATTGATATGCTTGAAAGTATGATTGATAGAATTTATATGAATCGTACTAGTGAAGGTGACCCTGAAATCGTAATTTATGCAGGTAAAGGGTTTAAACGTATGTTTCATGATGCAATTAAATCTAAAGCTACAAATGGTAGTACTTATTATGAAAGATTAGGTGATGCTGAAATTAAAGAATTAGGTTTAAATTTACAATATGGTAGATATTTTAATTCTTATAGAACTATAGACAATCGTATTATTACAATTGCTGATTGTGGTGTATTTGATAAAGGTGCTATTGCACAAATGGATATTGAGAATAATAATACTTATCGTAATCTTGCTATAGATTCTTATACAGGTATTTTCTTAGACCATTCATTAGATTCTGAATCAGGTTCTAATAATATTCAAATGGTAACTGAAAAAGGTAGAGAATTGTTAACAGGTATTTATAGAGGTATGTCACCACTTCCAGACGTATGGGGTGCAGTACCACAAGGTACTTTAGGAACAACTAAAGATATTGCTTCTTATGAAATGATGTATAGTCGTGGTATTGCAATGAAAAATAATACTACTTCTTTCATGTGGGAATTTGGAAGATAATATATACTTTAATTATTAAAGTTAAAAAAGGAATAAACTTAAAAAACATATAATTATATAAATGAAAAATATAGAACGTAGTGTAAGATTAATGATTGTACCTAAGACATCTACTTTTTTAAAACAGAATTCAGCTGTTTTAGGTATAATCAGTAATTATTTAGGTTCATCAGAAAGAGCCTATAAAATATTGAATAGTAGAAATGATTTAATGGAAGCTTTGTTACCTGACATTATAGGTGTTGGAAAAACAGATGTTGTATTTAAATCATTAAGTTCTAAATATCTACATGAAGTAGGAGTAAATACATTAATTGATTTAAATGGTAAGAAACTAGATATTTCAATAGAAGTAGATATACATGACCATAGAACTAAAGCAAACATTGAAGCGTTAAAACTTAAAGAAGTAACTGATGAAACAGTTAGTGAATATATTTTAAAATCTATTGCAGAAATTGATATATTTAAATATGCAAGTCCTGTAAATAAAGAAGATTATATTTTATATTTATTTGCTTTAAATCATTCTCGTGTAGCACCAACTCCTGATAAAGCACACAGTAGTGATAAAATAGATTACTATTTATTAAGAGATTCTGATATTGCAGATACTAAACGTAAATCATTAAATACAGCTAAATCATTAAGACAAGCATTGAATAAGATAGATGATGATAAAGATTTATTTAAGAACTTATGTTTATATTTTAATATTAATGGTAGTATGTTAGATAAAACTTTAGAATTAGAAACTAAAGCAACAACAACTCCTGAATTATTCTTAGAAGCATATAATGATACAAATTTATTATTCAAAGTTGAAATAAAAAGAATGATAAATGCAAACATTCTTAAACGAATGCCAAATACAGAAATGCACGTAGACGTAGATGACCCTTCAATTGTTTTAGGGTTATCTGAAAATGAAGTAGTATCTTATTTAAGTTCAGCAAATAATGCTGCTTATTTAAATTCATTACGTGCTAAATTACAAATGCAAGAAAAACGTAAATAATGTATAATACTGTAACAGAAATACATACCGCTATAATATTAGGGCTACAACAAGTAAATAATAATCGTTTACGTAATCTTGAAAGTCCTCAATTAGATTTAATCTTTAATAGAGTTATGTATAAATACATTGATTCTAGAATTAAAGAAGATGGACAAGCTGTTACAAAATATAAAGATTTACAAGAATTATATGTAGATTACTCTACTAGATTAATAAAACTATCTAGTAGAGAATCTTATATAAATCTTCCTTATACTTATAAAGATTTTATAAAAGGTAGTTTGGATTTATATCATAATTGTAATAAAGTTGTTACTGGTGAAGAAGAAACAAGTATTACAAGATATTTTCAATTTAAATTAATAGATACTAGTGGTTTAAATGGTGTATATTTTAAAGACTTTAAAATTACAGCTATTACCAATACTAATACATCTATCACATTATTTGATATAGCACAATATACTAAATTAGAAAGTTTTCAAAGTGATGATGCTAAGTTTATGTTATTACATATTTTAGAACAAGCTTTTTTAAATTCTGATTTTGAATATAAATATGAAATATTTGATGGATATATTCAGGAGAATATAATTTTGATTGATAAATATAAAAAATATAAATCAATTACTGTATCATTTAAAAATGTATTTACTACATATTTATATACTGATAAGATATTAACACATAATAAAGTTACAACTAATCTTACAAAACCTTTAGATTTATCTTTAGATAATGATACAATAGATTATAGTAATAACTATTATTATAATAAAAATAGACATGAAAATCCTATAGGTGTTATTAAGAATAATAATCTTAATATTTACAATACAGATACATTTATTCCTGCAACTTGTAAAATAACATATTTAAGTAAACCTAGATTAATGAATAGTTTTACAAATACTATGCCTTCTTTAATTAGTAAACTTGAAGATTTAGTAGATTTAACTATACAAGAATGTATGATTTATTTAAGTAATAATTTAGAAGCAACTCTATTAAATAATAAAAATATTTAACTATGGGAAAATGTGGTGGTAAAAAAAGAGGTACTAAGAAGTAACTCTAATTAAATTAATTATTTATTCATTAAATTAAAAAACAATGAAACAAGTATTTTTCGTATCGTCTGATACATATGCAGCAAATGGTGGAACAGCTGCATCAACTATTGATAAAATTAATAACTTATCAACAGGTGTAATTGCATTATATGGAGGTAGTTCAGGTGGAACTGGTTCATCTACTTCTTTAGAAGCATTAATTCCATCTGATGCTACAGCTATTTTAGGAAGTTCTATACGTTTTGTAAGTGCTACAGCATCTATGAAACATATTTCTCCTGATATAGATAGAGCAAGTTTTTCATATATTAAACAAGCTTATACAGCTCCTGTAAAGAAAATTATGTATGTAAGTGGTGATGGTAATACAGCATCTAGTGCATCTACTCTTCCGACAGCTTATGCTTATTATGCTCAAGTTAATATTGTAAATAAACAAAAAAGTAGAACTAGTAAAAATGTTGTATCTTATTCTGTACCTACAACTACAGCAAGTACAGCTACAACTATTATAGATGCATTAGTTGCTAAAATTAATGCAGATAGTACACGTATTGTAAATGCTGCTAAAGTAGGTTCAACTACAACTTTAGGTATGTCGTTAACAGCTGTTAATTTTGAAGAAGATTTTGAAGTATCAGTAGAAGGACTTATTGCAGATTTTGCAGTACGTCAATATGGTTTTGTATCTAAAGTTCCAACATCAGGTTATACTTATGCAACTGCTTATAAAAAAGGTACAGGTACAGTAAAACAAGCTTTAGAAGCTGAAAGAGAATTTCATGCAGAACTTGGTAATGCAAATTATCAAAATATGAATAACAATGAAATCTTTACTTTGCCATCAGCCGTAGTTGCAGGTAAAACATATACTATTTATACTATTAGTTATAAAACTATAGATAATAAAAAATTACAACATGGTGGAGAACCTTATATTAAAACTATAGAAATATATGTTGAAAGTGGATTATCTACTGTAATGGGTGTACTTGATACTTTGCTTGCTCTAGTATAAATTTTAATTGTAATTGTAAATGAGTAGAGGTGTAACAACCTCTACTTATTTTAATAAAATAATATATGGAAAATTTTAAAGATAGAAATTATTATCCTGTAGCATGGAATAAAATGTGTGTAACTAGTACTAGTACTAGTGGAGCAATTATTATAGATGGTACTAATACATTAAATAATAAATATGCAATTTTATATAAAAGTGATGATGGTGATGATATTGGAAGTGTAGGAAGTATATATATTGGAACAGGTGTAACATTCGCAGCAGGTACAACACCTACACAAATTATAGATGTTACAACAGGAGTTGGATTAGAACAAAGTTTCTATAACAATTCAGAATTAGTATTTAAATGGGTATCTGTTTATAATACAGATGGTCAACTAATTAATTTTAAAATAGTAAACGCAGCAGGTATAGAATTTAATGCTGTAGAAATTTAATTATGACATTAATAAGAGATTCATATGGTAATGGTAGATTAAATCCATTTGGGTTTAGTAAATCTATTAATCCTATGGAAGGAGGTGGTAGTACACCAATTCCTTCAATAACACTTGTTTATTATGATATAACAAAAGTAAATATGATTTTATCTAAATCATCTTTTACACAATTACAAGTAAACAGTTTATCTAAAATAATAAAATTATAATAATATGGTACAACATAATAGTACAACAACTTTAGAAACTTCGTTATATACTGTTACATTAAATACAATAACTTTAAATTTTGTTTTACCACAAAATCTATTATCGTATGTAATGAATATAACTCAAAATAAAATATTATATGCTCCTGTAAAAGATATGGTTGGTGCTATTAGTAGCTATACTGTAGGAGCATCAACAACAACAATTGTATTTTCAGCAGGGTATGTAGCACTAAATGATGTTGTACATATTCAAATGTTTGAAAAAGATAATCCTGTTAATTTCCATATGATTACTCATTGGAGCCCTAATGATGGTACTGTAGTTTATGCTTCTAGTTCAACATTAACTGCATCTGCATTTCCATTTACAGTTGATGATTCTAGTTGTTTTATAGCTTCTATTACAATTCAAAATGCTGCTAATGTAATTACTAAGTATGAGAATGGTAGAAATGGTATTTCAATTTATTCTACAAATGATGTAATTACTATTATAGGAGCAACTCCATTTTTAGCAACTGATTTAAAATATAGAGTAGCAATTTCAGCTAATCAACAGACAATAGATAAATCACTTGATAGTGAGAAAGTATTAATTCAAAATCCTGATAAAAATAATTATCTTTTACAATCATTAGAAGATACTACAAATGTTGCTGCTGCAACTAATTATTATCCTTCAGCTTTAGGTATGCCTATAGATACAGCAAAAGCAAGTCTAGGAGTATCATTTAAAATGATTGATGCAGATGGAA